AGAGGGGAGGCCGACAGACTCGCCAGCGAGAACGTGCTTGACTCGTTGCCACTGTGATTCGACCTGGGCGGCGGCTTGAAACGCGATGCGGCGGAGCGTGGCGCTGTGAAACGGCGGCTCGTACTTGTCGTACGCCCGATGATGCGCGCGGCAGAGCGGCAAAATCGTGTAGAAGTCGGCCTTGCGACTCTTGCCACCGTTCACCGTGTGCGCGTTGTCGGATGGCATCTCCTCTGTCGCCGCGCGCCCGCACCACCAGCAGTCTTGCTCCTTGATCCAGCGCACCCGTGCCTTGCTGCCGTAAATGCGCGCGAAGTCCGAGGCGTTCCGCTTCTTCGCCGCAATTCGCGAGCGCTTCATCGGCTTCCGCGGCGACTTCTCACGCTTGGCCGGCTTTGGACATGCCGTGGCGAGCGTCATGCTGCCGCCTTCCGGGTTCCCGGATGCGTCACCTGAGGCATTAGTCGGCGCGCTTGGTCAGATGTTCAACGCGCCGCGACATCTCGTCGAGCGTCATCGGCTCGCCGCCGTTCACGCTGACGGTCGCGCTGCTGATGCCAGTGAGCTCGCCCTGCCCTCGAATCCGATCCGCCAAACTCGCGACCCGCGCCGTGATTTCGCTCGTGTCATCCACCGGCACGAGGAGGTCCGTCTGCTTCTCGGCGAGCTTCGTGAGCTGCGAGAGATACGCGGACGCCGCGTTCCCAATCACGGAGGCGAGTGGCGAGGCGATGTCGATGTCGCGTTCCTCGCCCAGCTCCAAGCCGTCGAGCGATTCGTTGAGCCACGCCTCGGCGCGTTCGACGCGGCCCTTTTCGGTATCGAGCCAGAGCGTCGGGGCGTAGACCTTGTCGCATGCGGCCTTCGCCGTGTCGAGCATCTTGTCGTAGATGCCCAAGGCTTTCGAGCCGAGGAGTCGATCGCTAGAGCGGAAGGGGACGAGCATCGATTAGCCCTCGCTTGAGAGTGAGAAGTCCTCGCCCTGTTTCTGCGGGACGAGGGATGCGAGGCGTTCGATGAGCGCGAGGGCGTCCGCGGCGCGGTAATCCTTCGCGCCGGCCGTCGTCGCGATTCTCGCGCGTTCGTCGTCGGTGACGTCGGCCTTGTCGAGCAGCTCGGCGATCTCCGCCTTCTGCTCGTTCGTGGCGACCTGCGTGTAGGGATCATCCGAGACGCCCGCGGCGATCGCCTTCCGCGGCGGGTTGCGCGTCGCCTCGACGTCGGCGATCCGCGTCTTCGCCTCGACGACGCGCTCGGAGAGTTGCTCGGCGGACGTCTCGATCGCTTCGATCTCCTTGGACGCTGCGGGTACGTGCGTCGCGATAAGACGCATGGCGCGCCGCGCCGCGCGGGACTCTGACGTCTCGACCGGCATCGCATCGCCGACGGGGTCGCTCTTCCGCGTCCCGCCACCGCACCACTTCACGCCGACGACTTCCTTCTCCATCGAGCGCAGCTTCACGCGGAACACGACGGCCGAGGTCGCGGCATCCGGGATCGCGTGCATGATCCGCTCACGAAGCCGGCGGCTGTACTCGCCCTCGCCTTCGGGGCCGAGCTTCTTGAGTCGCGGATCATCTTCGACGTGGTCCGCGACCGCGTACTCGACCACGCCTTCGGCGACGAGTTCCGAGAGCTTCCGGAGCCAGAACGCGGCGTTCAGGTAGATGTTGCCGCCGAGCACGTGAATCTCCGTCGTCACGTCCACGCGGAACTGACGGCCCCAATCGGCGACGGCGCGGCGGGTGTCGAGATCGAGCTTCGCCCCCCAGTTGATCTTCGCCAACTCGCCGGCCACCTGATTCGACAGGCGTCGGAGCTGGAGGCGCTCTTGTATAGCCGGCGGCAGGTTGCCGACTGACGCATCGCGCAGAGCGACGGCGGTCGGTTCCGGCTTCGTTGAAGTGCTCATGAGACTTTTCGCTCCACGGCGACAGGGATGGGGCCTTCGAAGTTCACCACTAAATCTTCGTGTTCGATCTCGGATTTCGTTTGCAGCTTGTTCTTGGTGCGCAGCAGGCGCTTGAACTTGTGATCTGCCGCCATTGGACCCGCGCCACACGAGCACGGCGGGTTCCGGTTCTCCCATTCCTTCGCCGGGAACCACGGCGCGGACATATCGCGCGGTGAGCCGGTACAGCCTTCGGCGTGGAGGTTCGCGTCGAACGCGACGACGAGAGTCCCGTCCTCGCATCGGACCACGCAGTCGAACATGCACTTCTCAAGGTCGTCGTAGCGCTCGACGATCTCGCAGCCGATCGGCGCGCGGGGGTGATTGACGCCCACGTAGGTCCAGTGCGAGCCAATCGGGCGATCGGCGGGAGTAACGGACATCTCACGCCCCGACTCCGATCGCCGTAGTGGTCTCGACGCGGTTATCGTGGTAAATGCGAATCAGCCCGGCGCGCTCCAACGGTCGAAGCGGCGCCACGTAGCGTCGGCTGCGCTCATATTCAATCGTCTGCTCGGCCTCGTCGAGCGCGGCCTTCGCGCAGCGCAGTTCCAACTCCATCTTCCACATGCGGTGCGCCATCTCGTCGTAGCCGTCGAGGAGATCCGGCAAGAGATTGTGCGCCGCGGCGATGAACCCCGCGTCCTTTCGGTCGCACGACTCGCAGACGAGATAGCCGCCGTAGTACCTGAGCGAATCGGGATCTGATCGCCCGTCCACGACTCGCAGCGGCGCCTCGCTGACAGCAGCAACGTGTCCGCCGTGCGCGTCCCATTGGCCAGGGACGGTGTCGGCGAGCATGGCGCGCAGAATCGCGACCGCAGTCCCCGGCGCGCTCATCGCCCCGCCTTCGCAAATGCCGCCCACGCGACAACGAGATCCAGCACGCACGACCGCATCAGACTTTTCTCAGCCCACCGCATCGGCCGCTGTAATTCCTTCACCGCGTGGAACTCGGCGATGATCTGCGCCTCGTCTTCGGGCAGGTCCGAGCCAATCCCGCCGAGTTCCTGCTGGACCCACCGGCGCATATCGGCGCGCTTCGCCTTCCAATACCGAGGCGCGAACCCGTAGCCAGCGTCTGACGGGAATTCGACGCGCGCCGGTGGCTCTCGATCTTCGGCGTCGAGAACGCCTATCGGGAGCGAGTGGTCGGGGCGGGCGCTCATGCGACCGCCTTTTGTCGTGGCGCAATCCCCCGCGCCCGTCGCTGCTCGGCCTTCTTCGCGAGAATCGCAATTCGATTGAGCCGATACCTTTCGGCGTTTTCTCGCTGCTGACACGACTTGCAGACTCGCTTACCAGCGGGACGCACAATTCCATCGCGCGTTCGGCGCGCCAGCGTGAAGGGCGTGCCGCATGAACAGACGGGCGTGCGTCGCGCTCGCTCGGCTAGCACATTGCGGTTCCGGCCCTTCGCCATCATGTCGGCGTTATTGTCAGCGAGCGTACCGAGAAACAGATGGTCCACGTTTACGCACGCGGGAACGTCGCACCGATGAAGGACGCAGAGTCCGTTGGGTATTTCGCCGTGCCGGATCAACCAAGCAACGCGGTGGGCGCGTTCTTGAATCCGCTTCGAAATCGCAAAACGTCCGTACCCGTTCACGTGAGCAGATGCAGTCCACAGCAGACAGCCGGAGTTAGGCTCGGGCACCGTCTTGGCGAAGAAGCGCCGAGCCAGAGACGGCGAAGCAATGCGCGCGAGAATGTCGTTCATCGCGCCATCGCCTCGGGCTCGCACTGCTGCCGAAAATTGAATAAGGCGACCACCGCCATTCCGATCAGGCTGTCGGCGAACGTGCCCAGATACTTTCCGTACGCCGCCGTGATCTTCCTCGAGACGAGCGCGTGCAGCTCGATCCCGTCGGCGATGTTCGCCTTCTCCTCGTCCGTGGCATCGATGCGCTGGACGGCGACGAGGATCTCGTCGGTCACGTAGTAGCCCATCCGCGACAGCGCGGCGAGCGTGAAGTCGGCGAGCGTCTCGTTGTCGCGAAAGACGGGCTTCGCGCGAAGGGTGGCGAGCTTTTCGTTACGCTCGTCTCTGAGCTGGTCGGCGAGACTGTGATCTTGGAGATCTTGCTGCCATGAGCGGAGCATGATTACCTTGCCTCTGTTGGTTGCGAGGCGTCGCGAGAAACCCTGCCCGGGTTCGCGGCGCTTCGTTGTTTCGGGGTACTGCGCCGGCTGACGAGCCCTAAGGCCCGTCTCTCCTCTTCGCTGGCCGGCCAGCGAACCTTCCTTTTGCATGCCCCGCGCGACGCCGACTCTTGGCGTAGAAGGCCCGCGGGATTCCCCGGTATCGATTGCGCTCGACAGCGCCCCGGTTCGCATCATCATGAGCATTTGCTAGAGCGCGAGCTGACGTCGGCGCTGCTCCGCGCACAGTGCGGCCGTCGCGTCGTATTCGGCCTTCCGCTCCTCGCGACGCTGGCGGAGCCACGCGATCGCGGCGAGGACAACGGTGGCGATCAGGATTTGTAGCATTTCGTTACGCCTCCGAAGAGGGGTGGAAAGAGTTGGCGCTGGCGAGTCGCGGCGCGGCTGCTAGCGTTGGCGGGCTTTCAGGCGGCTTCGCCTGCTTCGGCCGGCAGGTACTTCGCGATCAGCGCATCGATCGCGGCGTTGAGCTCTGCCGAGCCGTCACGCTCGCCCTTCAGGACTTCCAGGAGGTGGTGGACCGTGACCCGGTAGTGCTCGGTTCGCCACTGTTCTTGCGTCATCCCCGAGAGTGCTAAAGCCGCGTCAAATCGCTGCTTACGCGTCGGGGCGTTGTCAGGTAGACCCATGCGTCTCACCGTGATAAGTTTCACGGTGAGCAATGTGTGTTGGACATTGCGGTTTCCGCAAGGTCCAGAGCGCAGACCCCAGACATTGTTACAAAGTGTCCACAAAACCGGGCAGCGAACTAATTCGGCGAGCGGAGCGCGGGGGGCGGGTGAAGGACATCCGTGAGGCCGCTGGGCTGAGCCAGGCGGCCCTCGCCGCGGAGTTGACGACGATGGCCGAGACCTATGGTCTCGACGAGCTGTACGACGACAGCAAGGTCAGTCGGATCGAGGCTGGCCTGCGTGGGCTATCGCTTGAGGAGGGCGCCTTGGTCGTGCTGATCGACCCCGAGGGCCGCGGGGTCGTGTGGCTGGCCTTTGGCGGCCCCGTCGCCAAGGCGATGCGACGGGGGAAGGCTAGATGATGCGCAACGGAGGGATAGGGTCTGCTGCGTCCAGCGTTTCGAGAAGCCCGTCGGCCGCCTGCATGCGATTCGCGCCGTGCGGCACGACGAGAGGCGGGGCGACGAGCCGACTCCGACTATCCGTCGCGACGAGCACGAGTTCCCCGTCCGGTCCAAAGAAATCCGCCTGCCAAACGCCGCGAGCCGAGCTAGGCGTCGGCCGTTTTCCCGTCACCCGCATATCAGATGTCCTCCGTTGAGGCCGACGAAAATGGGGCCACCCTCAGCGTTCTGCAACGTCCTGTTACAGCAGCCCAATTATTAGACCGCTCTAATCTTCTCACCACGATGAGGATCTCAACCATGCGCGCCCGCCAAGCTGTCACGCTGTTCGGTCTCGGAATCGTACTCGGCTGCAAGGGCGCGGACGGCGCGACGGGGCCGCAAGGTCCGGCAGGTGCGCAAGGTCCGAACGGTCCCGCGGGCCCGCAGGGGCCGTCCGGTCCAGCAGGCTCAACGAATCGCGCCGACTTCACGGGCAACCTGTCCGGGACCGGCTCCGTCTCTGTTCCGTTGCCCGCGGCGTCGGTCGCTGGGAATAAGGTGCCCGTCGTCGCCTGTTACGTGAGCACGGATCGGATCACGTGGCTCGCGGTGGCGCAGACGCCATCGAATAGCCCCTTCGTGTTCTGCGGTCTCACGGGGATCGGCAGCGCGACGCCCGGCGTCACGCTCATCAACGGGATCGCGAACGAAGCCTACTACATCATCGCGGTCTGGTAGTGCGCCGCCTCTGGATCTCTCTCGCCATCGTCGCCGTGATAGCTCTCGCCGTGCTCGCCCGCGTCCGCAACCGTGGCGCGCCGTCCGCCGAGGGGCCGCCCGTGGACGGCTTTGTCGAGGGCGCGATCATGAACACGACCGCCGCGGCATTCGGCTGCGCGAGCCGTGACTCGCTCAGTTCGCACGGCGGGTGTCGGCCCGTGGCCCGCGGGACGCCGATGCTCATCGAGCGGATCGACTCGTCGGCGGTTCAGGTCCGGCGCGTCGGGGAGACGGTCGACCTCTGGATGGAGCGGGGCGCGTTCGCGGAGAAGTGAGTCGCCACGGCGCGGCCCCGAATCGAGTATAGTTGTCTCCATGCGCGACGACGACGCCCTTGAGAGATACGATGAAGCATTCCGCGCGCTGGCTGATGTGATGGAGCGAAACAACGAGGCGATGCGCCATCTTGCGAACGCAATGAGCGGATTGAACGATGCGCTCTGGGCGATGGTGATCGACGATACGTTCGGGTCGACCGCGCCGCCGATTCCGAACATACGAATCCTGTCGCCGCGTCGGGCTATCTCATGAGCGAGGAACGCGCCCCCGCAGAGAGTTACGAGCCCCCGATGTCTTGCTGCGACTGCGGCGAGCCATTGAAGGCGCCGAACGATTATCACGTGATCGCGATACCGGGCGCCATTTACGATGCGGCGAGCTGCCATGCGTGCGGCGCGACCTTCATTCTCCGCAAGCGCTCTCCCGAGCCCGCGGTTGTCCTAGAAGGCGTCTGGCGATTCTTTCACGGAATCCCAGACCTGAGCGCGTTATCTTCGATCGACGACCTGAAAAACATCTAGACCTGCGTCAGCTCCGCCTTGAGCGCCTTCTGGTATTTGAGCGTGATGTAGCGCCGCACGGCACCGCCGCGGACGATCATCAGGTACGGCGTCGGCGCGGGCGACACCTCGAAAATCGGCTGGAGCAGCGCTGGCGTCAGGTCGTCGGCATCGAACTCGACGCCCCACGTCCCGTCCGGATACCCGTTCGCGCCGCCGATGTAGACGGCGGGGCGCGTCAGGCCGGTGATCGCTGTCGCATTCGACAGGTTCGACGTCGACAGGAAACACGTCACAGCGCCCGTCGTCGCTGGCCCGAGCACGAAGGTCGCGGGATCCACCTCCTCGAGGACGAACGTGTAGACCAGATCGTTCGACGGTGACAGCACGTGGACCGATGGCGTCGGCGTTGTGGTCATGGGACGAGCTCCTCAATGAGTCGGGTGGCGTCGACGGACGGCGACAGCGCGGTCGCGACGGGATTCGGCGTGATGCAGGTGGCGAGCAATTCAGGCGAAAGGCGCGTGAACGGTACGGCGGGCGTGATGTTCGTCGCCGAGACGGTCGGCTCGACGCGCGTCGCCGTGACCGTCGCCAACAGTTGCGTGACGGCGCTGATCAGACAATAGGTGAGCGGCGAGGCCAGCGACTCGTGTGCCGCGGCCAGGATCGCCGCGACACCAATCAGCCATTCGTCGCCGCTCGACTGCGATGCCTGGAGCCCGACCAGCGATTCGGTGCCCGCGGCGGCGATGGCCGACAGCGTTCCCGCCGATTCGTCGCTGATGAGTTGCAGCGCGGCGAGCACCATCGCCCATTCATCGGCGGTGCCTTGTGAGCCCGAGACGCCGAGCAGATTCTCGTCGCTCGAAAGTCGCGAGGCCGTGACCCCAATCAGCGACTCATCCGCGCTCGCGAGCGTCGCCGCAACGGGACCGATCGACTCGTCCCCCGTCGCCATGGTCGCCGACGGCGTGCCTTTCGACTCGTCGCCGATCGCCAATGATCCCGCGACGCCGAGAAGATTCTCGTCGGCCGTTGCTTTCGACGCGGACACGCCGAGCGTGTTTTCGTCGCTCAAGCCAAGCGTCGTCGCGAGGCCGGTCAGCGACTCGTCCGACGACGCCAGCGACGGCGCGAGCCCCGTGAGCGATTCCGTAGCCGTCTGTTGGGTTTGCTGTACGGCGACAGTGCCAAGCGACTCGTCGCCGACGAGCAAGGACGACGTGATGCCGACGAGGTTCTCGTCCGCGCTGGCGAGCGACCCCGCGACGCCCAGCAGATCCTCGTCTGCCGTGGCGAGCGCCGCGGCGAGTCCGACAAGATTCTCGTCGGAGGACGGAAGTGTTGCTGAGACAGGAACAGACGACTCGTCGCCAGTCGCCAACGGCGATCCCAGGCCGATCAGGTTCTCGTCCGCGACGGCGTCCGAGCCGACGATGCCGACCAGGTTCTCGTCCGCCTCAGCCAGAGTCGCGCCCACGCCGATCAGCGACTCGTCCGCTGTCACCAAGCTCGCCACGATGGCGCCTAGCGACTCATCGCCTGTGGCGAGGGCCGTTGCGAGTCCGAGGATGTTCTCGTCGCCGGATGGAAGCGTGGCGGCAAGGCCGAGTACATTCTCGTCACTGCTCGCTAGTGTTGCCGCGACGCCGAGGAGGTTCTCGTCGCTCGTTGCGAGAATGGCCGCGACGGCGGTCGTCGATTCGTCGCCGACGGCGATCGAGGCGTCGGCTTCAGCGAGCGATTCCGTGCCCGTGCCTTGACTCGCGGACACCGAGATCGACACCGGGACTGCCGTCGGGTCGCGCAGGACAATCGTCTGATCAGTGAGCGCGACCGGGTACAGGACGATCAACGTCTCGGCCGCCGGTGCGGGCAGTCCTTCGTCCGCGATCGCCGCGCTGGCAATCGGAAGGAAGCCGAGCATCGGCCGGGCCTACAACTGCGCGAGGTAGCGAATCACCTGATTCATCTGCCGCGTCAGCGCTTGAACCTGCGCGACGGCCTGCGTCTGTGTCGGCGTGGCGATCGCCAGGAACGTCAGGTTGTCAGTCACCGCTTGCGCGGCAGCAGCAAAGAGGGCGGTCTGATTCGGATTCTGTTGCTGTTCCCACGCGAGGCTCGCGGCGTCGGACCAATCAAATGCTGTGAGCGCCGCCGCCGCGTTGGACCTCTGCGTGGTCGTGGCAGCCGCCTGAAAATCAATTCGGACGCTCGATGAGACACCGAACGTCCCAACGCTCACCCCGTCAATGGGAGCGAGAGCCGCAAGGGCGGCGACGAGGCGCTCGACGGTGAGTTGTTGAATCATTAGATGATGAGCATTGCGAGCAGGCCGGCCTGTTGTCCGTCGCCACCATTATCCCCTAGAAACGTGCAATTCACGTCAGCGCCCTTTTCGTTCCAGTTGAGGGTGTGATAGCCGAGACCTGGATACCCGATAAAGTTGCCATTTAACGGGACATAGAGGCCATTGCCGGGATCCGCGTTGGCGCCAGAAAACGCGAGCGCTTCGTAACCCCCTTGCACCGTGCCAGAGAGCGTGGTCGTGCTGTCAATGCCTACACCCATTTTGGCGGCATTTGCTGAGTTGTTTGCTATAAACGCGATCCCGAGCACCTCTACGTCGAGCATCACAGCCGCCTCGCCAACGACATACTCCACCCGGTTCCCTGCCGCACCATTCGCCTGGCGGACGGTATTGGTCGTATAGGACCAGTTATCCGTGGTATCGATCACCGAGAGCGCACGCTGGACGCGGTTGTACTGATTGAACAAGAACCGTTTCCCGCCGACCTGCGTCGTCACGCCACCAGCCGAATCTTCCGTCGTGGTCGTCGCCGTCGTGCGGAACGTGCCGAGATAGCGGCCCTGGTTCGCCGCCGGGCCGCCCGAGATGGCGACGTTGTTGACCAACACGCCGTTCAACCGCGTGAGCTCTGTCGTCCCTGCACCTGATCCGCGCGCCGTGTCCGAGGTCCACGCGGGCCCGATCACGCACCCGACCACGCCGCCAGAGTCGTACGCGAAGATATCGTAGTTCTTGGCGGACGTGAGCGTGCCGAGCGCGATCGTGATTTCTGAGAACTGGTAGAGCCGCCACGCGGCGCCGTTGAAGAGCCCAATCTGGTCGCCGATCATCGGCGTGAAAAAGACCGACGTCGCGCCGGTGACATCGGCGGTCGTGACGGGCGTACCGCTCGTCAGCGTGAGCCGCCCGTCACAAATCCGTGTCGCGTCCGGCACCTGCGTCGCAAGGACCGTGAGATAGACGTCCTTCGTGCCGGCCGAGAAGTTGACGGCCGCGTTGGCGTTCGACGACGCGATGACGGCCGTGCGGACGAGCGTGTTGCCCGCCTGCCACGTGCCGACGCCCGTCTCCCATTCGACGCCCCCCGCCGACGAGATCGTGTAGGCAACGGTGTCGTTATTCGCGCAGACCGACGAGAATGCGCGGAAGCCGACCGAGGCGCCGCTGAGGGCGAGGTTTCCCGGCCCCGTCGACGCGGTCGTTTCTTTGACCCGATCCGCGACAATAAATGTCACGATCCGTTGCGCATCGGCAGTCGCATGCCGGGTGGAACCAGCGCGATATGCCCAGCCGACGGGTCCTCGTGTTTCTTTACTTCATCGCGCGCGAGTTCAAGGATCCAGCAGCAGCGCATCTTATTACTATCGGATGCGTTGATGTTCATTTGGCCCGTCGTCTCGTCGAACTGGATCACGATATGGATCATTGATTCCTCATGTGCCGACCAGGGTGTTCACAGAGGTGCCGGCGAGGTCTGGGCTACCGGTCAAATAGGCGACGAGGTAGTGCTGAATAAACTGCGACGCGGCGAGCCGAAAATTGCCGTTGGCGTCCGTGACGGCTAATCCGGCGAACGAATTGTCGACGGTACGAAAGAGGGATACGATCGCGCCCGGGAGCGGCGTGCCGCTTCCATCGACTGCCTGCAGTGCGATCGAGTAGTAGTACTGGTACGCCCCCGTCGGCGTATCGTCGAAGTTGCGAACAACGGGTATCGATCGTGGCACGCGGGGAACGCCCCACATGCCGTTCGACTGAAATGATCCCGGCATGGCCTAGACGAAGTTGGTCGTGAGCCACGCGATCGCTGCCGGGACCGCAGCGGCAGGGATCTCCACCGCTCCCACGCCCGGCCCCGGCACGGCGCGCAGGTTTCCTTGTGGCGTGACTTCGAGGTGCCCGTTCGGTCCCGTAAGGGGCGCGGGAGCTGTAGCGGCAGCCGTCACCACATCGCCGGCCGCCGCGGCAACGGCGGCGGCGTAATCGCTTGCGAGAGACATAAAAGTTCGCTCAACGTGAAAAGGCATTCGAGGCGCATCGATGCACGAGCGGCGTCGCTCGGCAATCGGACTAATTGTAACCGTGAATGAAGGCGTATTGCGTCGTGAAGGAGCCGGCGACGCTCAACGTCTTGCTGATCGTAATGCCGGAATTGACCGTGACGTCCACGGTCGCCGACGTTCCGCCGAAGGCGAGATCGAAACTGGAGCCAGCCGTCGCGGCCGTGCCTGCCGCTTGGAAATACCCTGTCCCGATACACGTCGAGTTGACACCGCTGCCGATCGTCCGAAACACGAGCGTGAATTCCAGATACCACGGAACATTTGTCAGGTTGATCGGAACCGTCTGTGTGATCGAGGTCCCGAGCGTGGTGCCGCCCAACGCGCCGTACTGTGGAATCAGGATCAGCGTTCCCGACGCGCCGGTCGACAGAATACCCCCGGCCCGAACCGTGTAAATCTTCCCGGCCTTCGGATCGTTGGCATAGATGGGCGTGAACTGCGCGCCGATCCAGAGCGCTTCCGCCGAGGTCGAGACGAGGGCCGATCCAGCCGCGCCCGTGACGCCCGGGTTGGACGCGACCGGCGGATCGATGTACGGGCCTTCCGTGAAGAGTTGCCGTCCCATGTGAGTATCCGGTTGTCAGCGGTTAGGTGGTCGCGACGGCCGGATCAGCGGCGTCGGCTTCTGATAGACCAGGAAAGAGCGGTGCGCGGTAGCGTGCGTGCACGCCGCATCGCGGGCAGGTGTATTCGTGAATGGCGCCGTCGAATGGGCCGGCACAAATGACGTCGTTCGTGTTCGCGCCGCAGTTGTACGCGCCCGTGAGCGGATGCCGCCGACTGGCGTCATCCATATCGGCCGCTTCCGCGTTCCGTCCCTCGTCGAGCAGTTGCGCGATTGCGGCCGCGTGCTTCTCGCTCTTCGGGCCCCGACACGTTAGGTGTATCGAGCGCACGAACGCCTCGGCGTCCTTGCGCGTCGTGATCGTCGCGGGGTCGAGCGTGGTTGCTTCGTCCATTGGTTGAGTCTCCGGAGGGTGCGCGCGCTAAATCGAACTGCCGGCGAGTTTGGTGGTGTACGTCGACTTCGTGGCCGCGGCACCCGCGGCGAGCGTTTGCTGGATCCAGGTTCCGATGCGCGAGCCGGCCGGGATGTTGCCGCCACCGGGCACCGTGATCGCGACGGTGTCGTCGACAAAACTGAAGCCGGTCGACGTCAGTCGGTTCGCGACGGAGGTCGTCGCATCGATCGCCGCATCGGTCGAGATCATGATGTTCGCCGCGGCGTCTGTCGTTAGCGTGACGGTCGATTGCGTGAGCGTGAGCGATCCGTTCGTGTTCTTCCAGAACACTTTCTCGACGCGCGTCTTGGTCGAGACCGGGTCGCTCGAGGAGTTCTGGAACGAGATGTGGCGCGTCGTTTCGTTCGGGAGGATCGTCGCGCGCGTCGTGCCCGCCGCGGCCTCCTTCACGAGCACGGTGCGCGTACCGCTCGTCGCCGAGGCTACCGCGCTCTGCACGCGTTCCCACGTCTTCGCCCCAGAGACCGGCGTCGTGCCGTTCAGCGTGAGCACTTCCGTGTCGACCACGCCCGTCGCGAGGCGACCCGTAATCGTGACCGTGCGCGTGTCGGCGCCGTCGGAGACGACCTGCGCGATGTTGGGCGCCGCCCACTGGACGAGATCGGGGCGAGAGACGGCCGAGATCGCGCCGCCCGAGGTGGACACATCGTCCGTCGGCACGCTCGCCGCGTCGAAGCATTGGAGATCCGTGGTCAAGATCGACATGGGTCAGGTCTCAGGAAAGAGAAATCGCTGGCGTTGCGGCCGCCGTGCGGCGTCGCGCGAGCACGTCACCAACCGCAGCCGTGAGTTGTTCGATCGCCTGCTTTTCATCGAACCGCACGCCGCGGCCGTTGAGCATGAAGTACAGCTTTTTCACGGCGGTGCGGACGTGCCGCGCGCATCGAGCCTCGGCTGCGCGGTAGCACGATTCGCATAGACGGTTGCCGTAGTGGGTGCGGCTTGGATGGCAGGTCGGCCGCGTTTTGGGATCATCGTTCTGCTTTCGCTGGAACTGCGTTTTTCCCAGACGGAACCTCTGGTCTCGCGTCCAGCACGACTTGCAAAGGCCGCGAGCATGATGCCGCCGATCCCGATGCTTGCACTTCCAGGCACGCCGCGGCCGCCGAGCCGGTATCGGCTCGCCCACCCGAGCGCGACGCGGATGCCGAATCGGCGCACCGTGCCACGAGACGCGCCTCGACTCAAGGAGGGTGAACTCTGCCTCGGCCGCAGCCATCGAGTCGCGGTACGCCGTCACGGGGTCACGTGGGGCCAAGTGTTGGTCAAGCTCTTGACCTTCGTCGTCTCCGCGCAGTCGAATCGGTGAAACATCCCCGACGGATCGAGCGGGCCAGTCTCGCAATGATCGATCGGCGAGACACCCGTCGCAGGATTCACGGGCGCCACGCCGCTCCACACGCGGAGGAAGCCTAGCCACTGATCCGACGGTGCAGTGCAGCGCGAGACGTGAACGCTCGTGTCGGAGACAGTTCCCGCGCACCAGTGGCCAGTCGGCGAGAGAAAGAAGCCCAGACTGCCGCTGTCCGAAGGCGACGGCACCGGCAGTTCAGACGTGCACGAGCCGCCGACGGGCGCCAAGACGCTGACGGAGACCGTATCGGCCGACGCCACGATCGAATCCTGCGTAGCCGGTCGCAACTTCCACGGCCGCCAGAACATCTTGCTCGAGCCACAGCGCTTCGCGATGACACGACTCGGCGCGACACCGAGCACCGTGTCCGTCAGCACGGAATAGTGCATGACGAGCGTGTCGCCGACGCGAATAGCGATCGACTCCCGCGCCATTGTCTCGACTCGCGGCCCGGCAATCCCCAGCGCGCCCACCGTGAGCGCGCCAAGGAGGAAACTCGTTGCCCGGTTCACGACTACGGAACCGGCGTTTCCGGCACGGGCGCCGGGGCGGGATCGATCGTGCCGATCTGCGCCGTAGCGTCCTTCATCGTCGCCAGGATGGCGTCGAGTGCCGTCGTGTCCGTGCCGCCCGCCTTGAGCGCGTCGATCTGCGCCTGCAGGTCCGTGTTCGCCTGCGTCAGCGTCGCGACCTGCGCCTGCAGCGCCGTGTCGGCGGCGGCTTCCGCGTCCTCGTGCGCCTGAATGCGCGCGAGTCCATCCGTGACGGCCTGCTTGAGCGCGTCCGCTTGTGCCTGAAGTTCTGCGACTGATGCCATGATGGTCTCCAAAAGGAGGGTGTTTGCTTCTACCGCACGCGCGAGTCGCGTGAGGGCTTGCACTACATCACTCCCGTTGACCGACCCATCCTGGGCGAGCGGGGTGAGGAGTACGTCGAGCCAGATGTGCGCGTGCGCAGACGGGTGCGCGTGCGCCTGGCCTTGGTCCGATGCGTTGGGGCTTGGCATTACGGTTTTCTCCGAGAGTCGATGATCGCCTTCGCGATGAGCGTGGTGATCGTGACGGTGACGGCGGTCTCCGTTCGCGTCGGGCACTGAAACAGCCCGTGGCCGAAACGGCATTGACCCGCCGTTTTCACATCGTTCGCGAGCCGATCGTTGAGTTGCGAGGAGGCGACGAGGCGGATCGAATCGGTGCGCGCGCGCTGATCGGCGAACGCCGTCGCGATCTTCTGCTGTTGCAAGGCCGAGTCCAGACCTCGATTCGACGCGCGCAGCGAATCGTTTTCTTTCTGCGTGATCATCGCTACGCCATACCAGCGCGACGACGTGTCGCGCTGCGCCTCGGCGAGCTTCTGCAGTGCGAGGGCGATGACGTGCAACGAATCCGCCGCGTGTAGCGACGTCGTGGCCTGGCGGACGTGTGTGGACGACCGAAGCACGCTCGCGCCTTCGGCCTTCACGTTCTCTTTCCGCGTCGAGTCGTAGCCCTTCTGCGTGCCATGCTGCACGTCGAGCGCCTGCTGATCCTTCGCCGGAATCACGTTCGGCTGCGCCCGGCAGAACATGAACAGGAAGAGGATGACGAGGCCGAGGACGATCGCCGCAAGGATATACGACGCGCGGCGGTGCATCTTCGCCGCGGCGAGCACGGCCTCGAGATCCTGCTCGACGGAGCGAGGCGCGGTCATCGCATCACGCCATTTGTGATGAAGCCGTGCCAGCCGCAGCCGCCCGTCGACTTGCCGTTCTTCTCGGCGACGCAGTTGATTGACGGCGTGAGTGTCGGCCGCTCGACGTTGCCGTCCCAGCCCCAGACGTAGAGTTTGTCGTCGCTCGGCCGCGGAATCGGTTGCGGCGCGAGCGCAACCGAGCACCGATGACGGTTCGGGCACTCGAACGTCATGTGCGCCGTCACGCCCGGGTAGCCTTCCATGCCGTGCGGCACGATGTCGAACGTCCCCGGCGGCGCGTCGTCCGGCCATACATCGCGCCCGTCGCGAACCATGTCGCCATGCTCCGGCGCGCTCACGCGGCCCTCCAGTGCGAGCCGCCGAAGATCCGCACGGCGCGGAAGGCGAGCCACCGACGCCACCAGTAGATGTCTTCCTGCTTCATCAGGTCGTAGAAGATCCGATCGACGACGTTCCGGCCGACCGTGGTGAAGTCGTCGATCTTCCCGAGGCGCTGATAGAGGAGATCGTGTACGAATGGCGCGATGACCGAGACCTCGAACGGCGAGACGATCGGCCAGCAGATCCGCGGAATGCTCGCGCCGTCCGAAAGCGTCCCCTCGGGAATCGTGATGCGATACCCGGCGGCGATGACCGTGATCGGCGCGTCCATGCGCCACGTGTCGATCGTGGCGGGCGAGATCTGCGGCACGGGAAGCGTCACGTCAACCACCCGTCCGGCGCGTAGACGATCGGCAGGCCGCCGAGATTATCGGCGCGCACGGTGTCGACGTCGATCGAGTAGGGAAGTCCCGCCGGAACGTCCTTGTGCAGTGCGGCGTGCTGCTTCATCTGCAGCCCGCGGATCGCCGGCTCTTCGTCCGAATTCAGATTATAAGCCCCCCAGAAGTGCGCGAACTTGAGGCCGCGATAGAGTTGGTCGGGCGTGAGGCCGCAGTGCCAGCCCACGTAGATGCCGGGGACGTAGCCCTGACCCGCGACTGCTTCGAACCACGCGTTGCAATGCGCGAGCGTCGTCGCTGCGGGCGTGCCGCGCGCGACGCCCTCCAGGTCGCACCACACGACGACGCCCTGCGGAATGCCGAGGAGCCCCGTCGCAGCGGCGGCGTTCGCGCCGTACTCCGCGCCTTTGTCGACCGAGGGCACCCACGAGGTTTCTGACTCGACGTGCTGCACGACGCTGACGGCGAGCCCCGCGTCGTGAAGTCGCTGGATCTCGGCGACGCTCAGATCGTTCGCGCGCGCCAGGACGCGCCGCACGTAGCGCACCGCGAACCGATACCCGTGCTCGTAGAACGCGACCGCGCCCTCGGCATCGAGCGGCGTATTCGTGTCGAAGCCAAGCGTTCCGGCCGGGGCGACTTTCGTCGACGGCATCTCAGCCCTCCCGCGAGGGAACCGGCGTCTCGGCGTCCGGGACGGGTGCCGGAGCGGCGGGCTGGTTTACATTGACTTGCGTGGCGGCGGGCGCGGCGTTGATGGAATCGACCTTCGTGACGATCGTGGCAACCGCATCGCGAATGCTCGATCCGATGCCCGCCACAGCTCCCGCAGCGCCGGCACCAAAGTAGGAGGCGATACGCGGGCCGAACACCGCCAGGGAGATGGCGCCCTCTGCTGCCCACCAGGCACCCCAAGCAGCATTCGAGATCGAGACGTCGCCAGGTTTCAGCAATAGCTCGTGGCGGATCATGACCCAGCCGACGTACGTCCAGATCGCGAACATCCACCGCGACATGCTCGGCTTGCCGTTCTCGTCTACTAGCATGCCTAGCAAATAATAGAAAATGCTCTTGCCACTTTTCGGCAGCACGTGCCAGTCGGCGGCCCTGCGGCCGCTCTTCACCTCGACCGCGACGACTGCCGGCCCGGTCATCGCGGATTCCCCGCCTGCAGCACCCTGCCACCTTCGGGGCGCTGGTGCGCCTTCTCGATTGAGTCGATCACCTGCGCGGTTCGCGCACGCTCACGCTGTGCGAACACATGGCGCAACGAGTCGTCGTGCACATAGAGCGCGAACACGGGCGCGGCAACGTACCGCCCGTCGAGGTACGATCGCGCGTAGCCGGTCACGGTCGCGATCGACGCGAAGGCGCCGCCCACCGCGCCGATCGTCACGAGCAGCGTGCGGACGGTCATCAGGTGACTCGCGTCGACATGCCGCGGTCGAACAGCGGCCAGAACACGGCGATGATGCAGACGACCACGACGACGGCGATCACGATGTAGAGCAACCGCTTGTACTGCGCATCCATGTTCGGCCAGACAGCGGAAACGACCGCGCCGAGCACGATGGCGATGAGGGCGAAAATCAGTGGGTAGAGATTCATCGAACGTCTCCGGTTGAAGTCATTCGTCGCTGATGCACACCCACGAGAACGCCAACAGCCCCGCGAGCAGCACGCCCTGGTACGGCCAGTACGTCGGCGCTGCGCCGTGGGCGAGCGGATGGGCGTGAACCCACATCGCGTGCGGGATCCACGCGACGAGGCCGAGGCCGAAGTAGATGAGCAGTGAGCCGCGCACCAGCCACGAGGCATCCCGACGGTCGACCACAATGGCGACGACAGCGAGCGACGCGGCCGAGTGGAGCACCACGTCCGGCGCGTGCAATCCTCGCCAGACGATTGCGGCCAGTCCGATCGCGCTCAGGTCGAGCACCAGCAAGAGCACCATGCGGCGCGGCCAGAACGCCGTGGCGATGAGCGCAACCTGCGTGACCGGGTATACGAGCGTCGGTGCCCAGCGGTCGTTCGGCGGAAACGCGAGCGCGGTCACGTTCGCCAGCCACGAGACGGCGAAGCCGGCGGCGATCCACCAAAGGCGCGCATCCCGGCGCCGCCCGGCGAGCCGAAGCCCGCCGAGCGTGACCGCTGGCAACAGCGCCATGACGATGGCGACTGTCTCGGCGTCCATCTAGCACCGCGGGCTGCCAGGACACTGCGTCGCTTCGTTGAGGTCCGTGGGGTGCGCGCCTTCGGCATTCGAGACGCGCGCGAAAAAGTCCTTGCCTTTCTGCAGGATCGTGATCGCGGCGTCGTCGCCGCTGTACTCCGGATTCGCGAGTAGCGCACGAAGGTCGGCGATCGTCGTCCCGCCGGCGCTGTCCGGACCGAAGACGCAGAGGGGTTTCAGCTTCTGGGCCATGGGAATTCTCCGTTTAGTGCTGGTGATTGGTGGCCGTCGGATGCCGTAACCTGAGTTCCCTTGCGACGCCCATCAACTCCTCGAGCACGGAGTGACTTGCCTCCACGACTCGCCGGTTGTCGTCTTGCATGATCCTGATCTCTTCGCGCACCAACTCGTCGGATTTCATCTTGACTTCGTTCGACAAGCGCACAGAGAGGGCCGTCTCTTCGTTGGACAAACGCACGGCAACGGCCGCCTCTTCGATCCGCCTCGTACGGTCCTCGGACACCCGCTCGAGGGCGGCGAGGTGGCCGATGTGCGGACGCAACGCGCGGCGCAGACTGACGGCGAGGTACGTGGCGAGCCACGACATGAGGGCCACTGTCAGCCAGAGCCAGTCCCGCACGTCGTGGTAGTTCATCCATGCCTCACGCCTCTCCTCGGTTCATCGGTCGCCGTCGCGTCGTCGCGGGTGGTTCGTTGCTGTGTATCGCCGCTCTTCCGTCGCTCCATCGATCTTCGCGAGCGCCAGGGCGAGGCGATCGATGCTTGCATCGAATCGTTCGACGACGGTCTCGAACCGTGAAGCCAGTTCGCCGATCCGGAGATCCGTGCGCGTCTGCGTGCGCGCGAAATCCTCGAAGCGGTTCTGCAGCGTCCGCACCGCGCTGGCCGTGGTCGCTAGTTCGACGTTCACGCTTCCCATCGTCTCGCCGAAATACTTCTGGAAGTAGAGTTGGCCGTCCTCGTGCCGCAGGAAGTAGAAGAGGAGTCGCGTGATCGCCGGTCGGACGATGTTCCAGCCGAGCGCGATGGCGGCGAGAAACGCGGCTGGCACGATGAGCTTGACCCACTGGACCCATGCGCCATCCGGGGGGACCGTCTGATCCTCGAGGCGCATAGCGCTCCACGCGGTGAGAGTGAGCACGTCATTTCTTCGCGACGACCGCAGCGACGAGCGATCCGACGGCGACCAGCGCCATCACGCCGCTGAATACCCACGCCCAGACTTCGCGACCGCCCTTCTGCTCGGCGTTGCGCGCGGACGTCGCCTTGGTGATCGACTCGAGCCGCGCTTCGATCGCCCCCATGCGCAGTTCGGCTTCGGCACGAGGCATGAGCGTTCGCTGTTGATCGGCGAGCGTCTGACGAAATTCGTTGACGCCCTCGAAGCGCTTCTCGCTGGCCATCTCGGCCTTGAGCACTGCTTCCTTCGCTGCGTTCAGCGCGGCGTCGACGGCCGTCTGCGAGTCCTTGAACCGCTGCTCGTAGCGTCGATCGTTCGCCCCGAGCACGACATCGAAGTGCTCGCGGAGCGTCTCGATCGTCCATCCGCCGTTCGCAGCCATTCACGAGGACCCCCGCAAACGAAAAAGGCGGCCCGCGATGCCCCGATGTGCTGGGAGCCCTCACGTGCCGCCGGAGACGCACTTGGTCGTGCGCGATGTGTGACCCGTTCTACATAGCTACAGCATACTCTAAAACACCCGCTTTAACCAGCCTTAGCCGGCCTGGTAGATGGGCGGGTCCTCCTCGACCTCTTCCGCCTTGAACTGGACCGCGTTCTCCGCCCGACGGCTGACATGCGCGATCCACCGCTCAGCGGCCGCCCGGTCGACGAAATTGATCCGCGTCGCCTGCTGCCAGCCCGAGGGCGGGTCGAGCGCCGTCGAGCGTCGGAGCACGATGTAGACGGACCGCCGTTCTGTGGCAATCACGTGGGCACCTCGACGATCTTGAACACGGCGTCCGGATTGGGACGATCGGCGACCCACGCGGCCGCGTCGGTCCGGACGTCGTTCGTTTCGCCGTTCGTGTCGAATCGACGACCCGTCGCGATGCGCGTCTCGCCGAGGGAACCGTCGGGAAGGCGCGTTTGCCGAAACACGAAAAACGTCATCAATGCGTCCACGCGTAGAGGAGGGAAATGACGACCTGGCGGATCCAGTGGTCGTTGTTGTGGGCCGAGAGGAGATAGCCCACCTCGGCGTTGCCGCCGCCGAAGTCCGCCGGGGCGAGCGCCGAACCGGTCGACGGGTTGAGCGTCGCGACGAGCGGACGACCCAGGCTGCTGCTCAGGTTGAGCTTTCCGCCATCGCCGTCCGGCCAGTCGTGCGTGATGTTGAATTCGCGGCCGCGCAACTCCGCGCCGCCGATGATCATGGCCATTCGGCCTTGGTTCGTCCCTGAGCCGCTCGGCGCGCGAGAGACATAGACGATTGGCATCGCCCCGAGGACGGTCACGCAATCGCCCGGCGCGCCCTGCACCTTGTATGTGTCCTCCTGCGCGGCCGCGGTGAGCACGTTGTAGTCGCCGTCCGGGATGGCCCCAGAGCCGAGATCATCGGTGACTTTCGTGTACGGTCCGCCCGAGCTGTTATGGGCGCCGACCGCGTTGGCGAGCAAGGTGGCCGCGCGACAGCCGCCGAGCCCTGTTCCGCCGCCGGTCGTGCCGCACGAGGCCACGAAGGCATCGCTGACCGTGAGGCCGTCCCCGTTCGCCGTCCCGAGCGCGAAGCCAAACGCGACGCCGCCGATGTTCTTCCCACTCGTGTGTCGCGTGTCGATGCCGCTCGCGCTGCCGATCAGCGTGCGCGTGCCGGTGCTCCCGTCGATGCGCCAGACGTTCACATAGCCAAAGACGGTGTCGAGCCCGAGCTCGACTTCGACCTGATTCAGCCCGTTGGAGCTGAGCGCCGTCGCCGTCGCCGCGACCAGGTTGAACGGATTGCCGGCGCCGTGGATGTTGTCGACGCGAACCTTGCGCGCGGTCGTGAGGAACACGGCCACGGCCTCGACGCCGCTGGTGTCGTAGAACGAGAAGAGCTTGAGGTCGGCGGACAGCGTGTTGCTGTGGAAATTGACCCAGATGCCCGCGGTCTTCTGCTGGGATCGTTCGATGAATGCGGGCGCGCTGAATGACCCGTTCGCGAACGAGGGCGGGAAGTCTGTGAGCCAATACCCGCCGACCGGGCCGAGAATGACGCCGAAATTGCCGCCCGGCCAGACGCCGCTCCCGGCATAGGAGTGGTTGTAGGTCATCGCACGGCCGCCGTCCGCGCCGGCGGTCGCATTCGTGAACGGGTCGCCCTGAATCCGGTTCGTTCCGGCCGAGTCGTTCTTGTAATTCGCGTGAACGCCCTGGCCGGTCGTGTTGGTGGCGCCGAGGTCCATCCATTCGAGCGGCGTGACGGGCTGGTCGCGCGAGCCGACGCTGCCGTTCACCTGGCCATCGGTGCCGTTCGCGGGGCGGTAGACGATGGTGAGCCCGGCTTGCGTCATCACGAGGCGATCACTGCCCTTCGATTGGAAAATGGGCTCCGCCGCTTGTGCGGCGCTCACCGCCCACGCGGCGCTCGTCGCCGGGTCCACAGTGAAATAGACGGCTTTATCGAGGCCGTCCGACGGCTTACCGAGCGAGCCGCCCCAGTCGCTGAACACGACGCGCAAGTCGGTGCCGTTGTCTGCGTCGGTCGATCCGGATCGAACGCCCGGACGAATCAGCGCCCCCGTTCCGGCGCTATTGGCGTATGTGCCGAACGGCGAGACGGCGAGAACGGAGCCGACGTTCGCGGCGTTGAAGGTCGCGATGCCGTAGCTGTTGCGCTGCGTCGACGACTCGAATTCGCCAGCGGAGAGATAGCCCGGCGCCTCTTTGCAATTCAACAACTGCCACGGGATCGGCGCGTCGGCGTAATGCCCCGCACTCGCCACGAACGCGCTGAGCGCCATGACGTCGCCAACGAACGCCGTGTGGCCGAGGCCCGTCGCGTCGAAGAAGGCGAAGCCGCCCATCGGAATGTCGTCGATGCCGCCGACCTGGAACGCCGTCGTCGTAAAGGCATCGGAGCCCCACGAACAGATTTCGATGTCCTCGGCGACGCTCGCGAAGCTGCTCAGCGTGTCGATGCCGGTGACGTCGAAGAAGTCGGTCTTTGTCGTCGGGCTGCCGGCGCTGATGTCGTAGCCGCGGCACGTCACATACCCAGCCGAGGCGTGAATCAGGAAGCCGAACTCGAGGAGGTACCGTCCCGACGCCGGGACGGTCACTGTGGACGTCTGCAGCAGGGCATCGGAGCCGTTGTCGGTCCGATATACGAGGACGTGGCGCGAGCTGTCGAGACCGAACGCGAGATGGCACGAGCCAGATGCGCCGTTGTTCATCGCCTGGTACAGCAACTGCCCGTCGGCGACAATCGTCTTCCCCGTGAGGTCGATCCAGCAGAGAACGCGGCCTTCCTTCGTTCCACTGCCAGAACTCATATAGGTCGCTTGGCTGGTAAAATTGCGGGTCAGCCAATGCGGCCCGTTGTTCCGGCCGCCCGTCATGCTGTGCACCATCCCTTCGTTTTCGTAGATGTACAGCGTGTCAGTGTGCCGCGGACCGCCGCCGCCGTCTTCCACGAAGAGCGGTGCCATATCCGTCCGACCCGGCACGCCCGGCGGCGCGGCCAGATTGAGATGCGCGAAGCCAGCCGGCGTCGTCTGGCCGAACGTGTCCTTCCCGACGACCGTGATGTAAATCGTCTGCCCGGAAGTGATCGCGGACGTCGTCGCCGTGAAGTCGGCCGGCGCGTCGATCTCCGTCCCTGCCAGTGCATCGGCCGCGGTAGGCTGCGCCGATGTCGACCACGCGTACCACGTCTTGTTCACGCCGAGCGGCACCGTCCACACGGCAGTCGGCACGTTCGAGCCGTCGAGCGTCAGCGTCACCACCGGCGCGGCGAGCGTTCCGCCAGAGCTGGGCGGGCTGGTCCCACCCGTCGAGGCTACCGCCGTCGTCGTCCCCGCGAGCGGACTGCCGCTCTTCGGCGCGCCGGGCTGGAACAGGAGATCCGTGAGGCGCTTGTTCTTGTTCGAGAACGTGAGCTTCGTATCGCCCTCGACGCACTGGTTCTCGACGATCTCAACGAGCCGCTCGTTGTCGTTGGCCCCGACTTCCGCGTCGAAGATCACGCCACTGCCGCCGAGCGTTGGCGAGGCGGAAGGGTCGACGTCGAGATTCAGCCGCGCCAAGTCCAGCAGGGCGACTTCGTAGCTCGCTTGCGCCGGGTTCACGAGGGCGAGGCCCGCATTCGTGGCCTGCCATGCCTGATTGGCTTCGCCGAATTCGCTCTGCGTGTCGGGCGGGACGCCGCCCGGCGTGATCATGATCGAGTCGATGTATCCCTCGATCGGCGTCAGCGCGAACCCCGTGATCGCCGACCACGCGAAATTGAGCATAACGACGAGGCCCTGCGCGGAGCCTGAGAGATCGCTAATGTCGCTGGCCTGGACGGCCGCGAAGATGCTTGGCGCGAGGAGCGACGGCGTCGTGATGTCTTGATCTTCGAGAATGATGTCGACGAACTGGCCCTCCGGTCCGAGCGTGCCGCCGAGCGACGGCCGGCCGTTGCCGGGCTGTGCATATGCCACTCGCTTGTCGTCGAACCATTGGACGATCGAGCCATCCGCCTTCATGATGCCCAGATTCATCCGCATCAGGGCGCCGGAGTTGAGCGTCGGGTCCCAGCCGTTGGTCAGGATCAGCCGAAGGCGCACCGAGACCGGCATCCCATCGAACCAGGGCGTGACCTTCGCCGGCGGCGAGACGAGCGTCCCATTGATCGCGCGAAAATGGAGATTCTGTTTCGCGACGTTCGTGAACAGCGGATCGGTGTTCTGACTGATGTCGATGTAGCCGCCGCCCGCGATCGGCGTGGGCGTTGAGGTTGCCCCGGTCGCCCCGAGACTGCTGAATTGGCGAAACGTGTAGCCATCGGGCAACGCCGTCGGCGTCGCCCACGAGCGCATCGTGCCGTTGACGGCGAGGTTCGGCACGGCCTGGAGGGTGGACTTGTCGATCTGACCCGCGACGATGCCAATGCCCGGCGGCGTGGTGGACGTGAAGAGCGGCCAGTCGAGGAACGTCGGCACGCCCGCCGGCGAGCCGTTCGTCGTGCGGAACTGGAGCAGCATTCCGTTCGAGATGCCGGTGCCGCTCGTGAGCGTGACCGTCTGATTCGCGGCGCTCGAGTCGGTGATGGCCACGAACGAGCCGGTCGCCTCGACGTAGACGTACAGGCCGTTGAGCTGATCGTCGAAGCCCATGGGCCCCGCGCCTTCCGCCGGATCGGCGAGCGTGATCACATTCGACGCGACGTTCGTCACGGCCCAGCGCGCATTCCCGATCGCCGTGGTGGTGCCGTCGCTCAGCGTCGCGAGCTTCGGCGAGAGCCGCGAATACTGCTGCGAGCCGTCGACCGTGCGCTTGAGACTTTGGAGGTTCTTCCCGACGCGCACGAAGAACTTGGGCGCCGTCGACCCGATCGTGGTGAAGATGTTGATCGCGCCGCTCGGATCGAGCTGGAATTCTGCCAAGACACCGAGTGCCGCGAGGGCGCCGAGCCCGGCGGTGATGAGCGACAGCGTGTTGACGTCCTGCACGTCGAGGTCGAATGTCGCCGTCGGCTCAATCGTGCCGAGCGTGACCCACGGCAACACGCTCGTCACGCTCGCGTTCGTCGTGACGTACGTGGTCAGCATTTCCGTGAACGTCAGGCCGACGAACCCGAACGACGTCGACGGAATGCCGTTGAGTGGCGAGGCCAGCGGGTCGGCAATGATCCCGTGCTGGCCGAGTAGGAAGCTGAGCGGGCTGCACGTCACATCGACGTCGGTGCCCGACGCGCGATTCGTCACAACCTGGTCGATCGGCCACCAGTCGACGTCGCTGTCGGATTTCCACCGTCGCGCGACGAGCCCCTTCCGGACGAGCGAGGCGGCTTCCGAGTTCCCCGGAATCGAGAACGTCATCGACTCCGGGTTGATCAGCGACCGCGTCGTCGACCACGCGGTGCGATAGGGAAGGAAGCCGCCCGTCGAGAGGCGCGAGCCGCCGTTCGCGGCGATGGTGTTCCAAAGCTCCAGGCGGGCGAGCGGCATTTCGACTATCGAAATGCCTGCGTGTACACGATCGACGCCGAGCCGGACGAGATGCGCACCGTCGGCGAGCCGCCCACGGCGTCCACGGGCGAGAGCGCGAAGAAGTCTCCGGCCGTGAGATACTCGTCATGCCGCACGCCAGCCGCCGTCACGCGCTGCAGGAGCATGTCGACGACGATCGTCGCGGGCGAGCCAGGGAACGTGATCGTCGCCGTCGCGATCGTGGTGCCCGCGTGGTTCTTGTACGTGATCACGAGGGGCGACGTCGGGCTCGTCGCGGTGACGACGGGAAAGCTGTCCTCGCTGCCGACTGCGCACGCCAGGTCCGAGCCGGACGAGCCGGTGACCGTCGTCGCCGACGTCGCGTACGCGATCGGGTCCTCGCAGTGCACCGTAATCAGGATCGGTGCCTGCGCCGCGCTCGGGTAGAGTTGCGGATACTGAATCGACGTGACGCTGCCGGTGCGCTGGCGCGCCGTCTGATTCCCGCCAATCAGGACGGCATCGCCGAGCGTCGCGAGGTGCAGGGCATCGCGCTTGGACTCAAAATCGCTCGGCGACGTGCCGATGAGGTTCCCTTTGACGACGTAGTCCGTGGGCGCGTATTGGCGTTTCGCGCTCGTGCGCACCGTGCCGCGGCGACCGGGGATCTGCACCTCGGGATACGAGATCGCGGGCGCGTCCCAATTGTTCGGCAGGTCCGAGACGATGACGCCGTACGTCGTGACGTCGACGCCGCCGATCTTGAGGGCGAACGAATAGACGGGCATCGGTCAGCCTCCGATGAGCGAGCCGGTGCCGCCGATCGTGTTCACGCCTCGCGAGCGATCGGTGTTAATCTTGAGTGAGCCGAGCGCCTCGTCGACCGTCTTCGCGATACGCTTGCCCGCGGCGACGTCGTTCTGGCTCGCCCCCGGTGGCACTTGGACGATGACCGTCACGCCGCTGCCACCGTAGGCGTTGTTGCGCGAGTTGCGATTGTCGTCACGAATTTCCGTCGTCCGAATGACGAGCGTCGCGAGATAGTCGGCCATGCGGTTGCCCACTTGATCGGTCAACGCGCGCGCCCCGCTGGTGATCGCCGTGGTCGCTGACGTGAACGCACCGGAGGCCGGCGAGGCGAGCGCCGCCGCGGCCGTCGCCATCTGGGGACCCCACTGCGCCTCATCTTTGAAGAACTGGTCGATCGCGGCGTTCTGCGCGCGCTGCTGATTCGTGAGCCCGCCCTGCTGCGTCGGGTCGGTATAGAGCGATTTGAGTAGCGCATCGGTGATCGTCGACGGATCGATGCCGAAGAGCGTGCCGAGGTTGGACCGCTCGCCGGCGAGCCCAGACGCGCCGCTGATAAACCCACCCGAGACCGCATTCTCGATGTCCGATGTCGACTGCTGCAGCGCGGCGACGGTCGCCTGAAAAGCCGTCGCGGCAATCGCGGCCGCGTCGGCGGCGAGCGTCACCTGCAAGGCGAGTTGCGTCATCGGGTCGACCCCGTCGATCACGGCTTGGTTATACGCCTCCTGATCCGCTGCCTGTTTCTGCAACAGCGGCGCGAGCGACGCCGCCAATGCAGACGCCGCCGTGCCGCCAGGGCCCCCAGCGAGATTCTGCGCGAGGGCGTTGTTCGCGTCAGCGAGTTGTTTCTTGAGCGCCGCCTCGTCCTCGAGGCCCTGGATGTATTTCAGTTGCGCGATCTGGGCGTCGGTGTAGCCCGCCTGCTGAGCGTCAAAGAGTTCCTTGTCCTCTTGCGCGCGCCGCGCGATCGCGTCGCCTTCCGCTGTCAGGCCCTTCGCATACGCCTCGCGCGCGTCGAGCGAGAACTGGAGCTGCTTGGCCGCTTCGGCGTAGGCCGCGTTGAGCGCGTCGAGTTTCTTCTGGTAGAGCTCTGTCGCCTGATTGAGCTTGTCTTGGCCGCCGAAGGTCGCCTCGATGGTCGCGACGTTGTCGGCATACTCTTTGTTGAGCGCGTCGAGCGCGTTCTGGTAGTTGCCCGCCGGGCCGTTCAGTGCGTTCAGTTGCTGCGTGAGGCCCGCGAAGAAGTTCTGAACGATCCGTTGCGCGTTTGCCGCGTTCTCCGCGTCGAGTTGACCCAATTGCGTGACGCCGGTCTGAAACGCTCCCCGGTCTCCCTGGTGCGCCGCCTCGCGAATGTCGTCGATGATCGCGCTGCGGAGTTGCTGGTACGTTGCCGCGTTCTGCGCGAGCGCCGCGGTCGGCCCGCTGAACCCGGCGAAGTTCTGCAGCGACGCTTGGATTCTGTCACCAGCCGCATGTAGCGCGGCCGCGGCTTCGCGGTGTGCTTGCGCCGCGCCGAGGAGGCCGCCGACTACACCAGCGACAGCGCCGATCGCGGCGCCGCCCGGGCCAGCCGTCAGGAACCCTTGCGCCGCACCGCCGACAGCGCCGAGGCCCGCTTGCCCTTGCTGGCCGAGGGAATAGCCGAGCGAGAGGCCGCCAATCCCAGCGGCGAGGTCCTTGATCTTTGCGGCCTGAGATTCGAGCTGATCGAGCTGCCCCTTGATCGTCGCGACCGCACTCTCCCCGGCCACGCCGCCAATCTTCATCGCCTCTTTCAGCTTCCCCTGCAGCTCGCTCACGCCCTGATCGAACTGGCCCACGATCCGGAGCGCGAGGTTGCTCCCGTCTTTCAAGAAGGTGCTGAACGAGATGTTGCCCGACGCCGCGAAATCGACGACGGCGCGGACTAATTCGCGGCCGACTGTCTCCGACAGGTGATGCACCTCGTCGGTCGCCTGTCGCGTGATCTCGGCCGCCTTCGTCATCTGGGCGGCGTAGTCGGTGAGCCCCTGCCGCGTGAAATCGTTGAGCGCGGCCGTGTCCTTCTTCACCTCGTTGCCGAGCGTCGTCAGGTCGCCGATCGGGCCGCCGGTGATGTGGAACGGATCGCCGGCGAGCGCCTTCTTCTGCTCCGCCGTGAGGATCGACGTCGCCTCGGCCGTCTTTCGGAGCTGGGCTTCTTCCGCCGCGAGCAGATCGGTTAGCCGTACCGTGGTCGCGATGGTCGACTCGTACACAATCTGACCGTCTTTGGTAACCACCTGGCCGTCGCGGACGGCGGCGGAATATTTCACGACGTCGACTGTTAGCAGATCCTGCAGCGCCCGCTGTTTTTCCGCCTCGGCGGTTGTTTCAGTCAGCGCGTCGAGCCGGTGCATCTCGGCGGCGTGGAGCGCGTCGGTGAGCTGCGTGAGATCAGCGAGGAGGCCCGCTTGCTGGCGAAGGTTCAACTCCTTGTTCGCGTCGGAGAGTCCACTATACGCCTGCCTCAGCCCATCGAGCGCGTGCTGGTAGCGTGCGATCGCGGCCGAGGCGTCGGCGTAGACGGCACCCGACGCTTGGCCGCCTGAGATCAGCGAAGCGAGGCCCCCTGACTGCTCGGAATTCTTTTTCAGCCCCTCGTCGATCAGCGCGGCGAAGGCCGCTTTCGCGGCGGCCTGCACTTCGGCTTCGCCCTTCGTGATCGCATCCTTCTGCGCCTGGACGTATTGCGCCCATCGTGTCGTAAACTCGATGCCGGCTTGGTTCGGGTCGAAACTGCCGGCGACGATCGCGGCGACGTCGGCCTTGAAGACCTCGAAAATGCCGCCTGCCGACGTGCCGCGCAGCGTGTTGTCGAGCGTGGTTCGGAGTGAGCCGAGCGCCTTTTCTTCGGCGCCGATCTGTTGGAGGAACCCGCCCCCGGCGCCGCGCTGCTGCGCGTCATACCACTTGCCGAGCGACTCCGTGAGCTTGTCTTGTTCCTCGCGCGCCTTCCGCGTGTCCTCGGTGAGCAGCTCGTAGACCTTGAGCACGGCGAACGTGCCGCCGAGCACTGCGATCATGCCGACGGCTCCGATCTCCAAGTGACCGAACGCGGCGGCGAGGAGACCAACCTGCTCGTTCGCCCCCGTGGTCTGAACGATGAAACTCTCAAGCGAGCGCTCCACGCGGCCAAGCGTGATCTGATGATGGCTCGCCGCCTCGGCCGCGCGAAGATTCGCGTCGCCGAACCCGCCCACCGCCGCCGCGCCAGCGCGCGCCGCCGAGGCCGTGTTGTTCACCGCGCCGCTCACCGTGCCTGCAGAGCCTTCCGCGCGCGCGCCAGCGTCCGCGAGCCGGTTGAGGCGCGCCGTCATCTCGTCGACGCCCGCGCCCTCGATGTTGACCTGTAGCGTCGCGAGATCAGCCATCGACCTCGCCCTTCGTCAGAAACGCGCGGTCGAGCGCGCGAATGGCGTCGACGTGCACGCGCTCGAGCCGCCGGCCACGCACAGAGGCGTAGGCCGCGATCTCCGTGTACGAGATGCCCGCCGGCGCGCCCATGCCGCTATACGGCCGGCTCACGTGCAGGTCGAGGAAGAGATCCCAGAGCGACAACGCGCCCTCCGGGATCGGTGGCGGAATGAGCGCCTCTGCGGCCGACGGATCGACGTCGCGCGCTCCCTCTAGCCATTCGCGGACAGTTGAAGCGCTGGTTCCTGGCCGCTCGGCGAGTCGGAAATGGTGTCGTCCGAACTCGACGAGGGCGGCAATGAGTTTCCCAGGAACGCCGCCTCGCGACTCGCCAGCGCATCGACTTGCTTCTTCGCCCACGGCAGGCGCGTCATGAGCATCTTGGCGCTCGTGAGACTGAACGGGACGGGCTTGCCCTTCCACTCGACGTTGACCCACGGACGGGCCATCAGGCAGCGCGCCGAGCGGGCGATGAGAAATTCGCGCGCCTCCTCGTTCGACATCGAGGTGGTCCGCTTGAGGTTCTTGTTCGCCTGTTCGTCGTTCCACGTGACCATCGTCTCGCCGTCGAGGCTCAGGACATAGAGCGTCGCGGGCGCCTCTTTGCCGCCGACGGGCGAGCCGTCGCGCGGGTCGATGAGGACGAGGGGCTGCGGCTCTTCGCCGCGTTCGTACGTGTCGAGCTCCGAGAGATCGACGGCGTTTTTCGCTTTCTTGGTCATTTCGTGCCAGCTCCACGAGTTGAGGGGGAGTGCTCGGCGCCCGTCAACGCTGGCCCTCGCTCGCCGGGGATGCCGCTCACGGCTAGAGGATCAACGAACGCCGAACACGAGGGACTGCTAGTACGCGGTCGACCCGAGCCCGGGCTTTCCGAGCTTCCGCGCCAGCGACGCGGGCATGCGCTTCTTGCCGCCCTTCGATTTCGCGCCCGCCTTCTTCTTTTTCACGAACGGGCGCAGTGCTGCCGGAATGACTCCCTTTCTCGCTTTCGCCATGCGAAAATCCTCCTAGATGCCCATGTTGTGACGGCCGCCGCCGCGCTTGTGCGCGGACAGCTTGGCGAACCTGGCCGAGCCGAACTTCTGGCGGCCGATGTACGCGGCCAGGGCGTCGGGGTTCGTCGCCCCCGTCTTGGGCGAGCGACGACTTGAGCGACGCGAATCGCTTCCCGGTGCCGAGCTTCGGCTTCTTCCGTTTCGCCATCGAATCCTCCGACTTACGGATGCCTGGTGACTTGCGCGGTCGAATTCGTCGGGTCGGTCTTGCACTCGTACGCCAACTCGACCACGGCGGCTCCGTTGACGACCAGGTTCGCGATGTTCGACAGCGTGAGCTTCGTCTTGTTGAAGAGGAAGTCGTACTTGAGCGTCGACGCACCGCCGATCGAGACGGCGACCGCGTTGTCGGAATAGGCCGCGGCGAGGTCGATGTTCGTCCGATCCTTGAAGTACTGTTTGATGGTTCCCGTGGCGACGAACTGACCGAGCTGCAGGTCGGCCAACTGCAAACTCCCGAGCTGATCGAACTCGATCAGGTTTCGCGTGACCGAGAGCGTCCACTCCTGCGGACCGTCGACCGCGACGGACGCGACCGCCATCGACTGGAAGCCGGCGATCGGGTCCATGATGCCGTTGGTCTCGACCGCCGTGACTGACGTTGCGGCGGTCGTCGCTGACCAGACGCACGGTTGCGAGACGAATTCAGCCGACCCGCTCACGACTTGGCCCTTCACGACGCTCAACGCGAGCGTCTTCCACATCGCGCCCTTGTAGAGCGCGAACTGGTTGATGCCCGAGAACCCGAGCTCGAACGACATCGACTCCCGCGTATTGCCCACCTTGAGCACGTTCGTCGCCCAGGCGGCGCCCCACAGCCCGGAGAGGATGTCGTCGAGGTTGCCGTACGACATCTCGAAATTGAACGCGAGGCCGCCGCCCTCTTTCGTCCGGATATAGTCCTGAATTTCACCGGCGGTCGTGAGTTCCTTCGACTGGACCGTGGTGCGCGAGTATTTCGGCGTCACCGACGTCACGCGCAGCGCCTGCATCGTTGGCGTGGCGGGCGTCGTCCCCCACGTCACTTCCGGGATGTAGCGCGCTAGGACATGCGTGCCGACTTCGAGTGCCATAGGAGGAGGCTCAGTTGAGAGTGTAGAACGGGATCGTGATTGGGATGCACGACCAGCCGACGGCGACGCCAGGCAAACGCTGGCCGCGGTACGGCGCGGGGCTGGACATGACGCAGAGGAGCGAGCCGTCCGCTGCGGTCAGGGTGAGGCCAGGCGGGAAGAGCGCCAGAATTGCGTCGGCGTATCGGCCATCGGCCGCGATCGCCGTGTTCGACTTGACGAAGATCCGCGGGCAGTACATCGGGCGCGCTTCGCTCCGCGCGCCCGGCCCGAGTTCCTGCACAGCCGCAGGCCCGGGGACGTATTGCTCCTCGACGTACGGCTGGCCCTGAATCGGCTCGACCGTCTCGTTCTCCCACGCGCGAAGCGATGGGAGGCCGACGACGAGCGAACGCCCTGCCGCGGCGGCCTGCGCCGAACGCGTGCCGGAGACCGAGACCGCGAGTGCGGTCATGTCGCTGATCGTGCCCACGGGGTTCGACGAGAATCCCGAGGGCGTGAGCTCCATGCCCGGCGCCAGTCCGTCGGTGACGAACGACCCCGTCGAGCGCGCGTAGCCCGTGAGCGTGGCCGCGAGGGTTGCTGAGCCAGTCGTCGACACGACGAGCGTCATGAGACGCGCGCGCATGGCGAGCTGCATGGCGAGGTGATTGTGAATCACGGCGTCCCGCCCTGCACACGTGGCGTGACGTACGCGACGATCCGATCGAAGTTCGCGCGCGTTGACGCGACGGAATGAAAGCCGCCGACCTGGCTGCGCAGCGTCAGCGGTCCGAATCGGCCGACGCCCTCTTCGATCGGCGGCGCGTATTCGACGTTCGTCGAGACGCTCCACAACAGCCGCGAGAGTTGCTCGAGCTGCCACGAGTTGAGGAGCCGGGCCGTGTCGACGGGCTGGCCGGGCGCGCCGGTGAGCTCCGAGCCCGTCTTGATTGAGCGGAGCACTTCAATGGCCGACCCAGCGACGACGTTCTCGCTCTGGGCTTTCACCTTGAGCCCGAACGACCGGATCGCGTCCGCGAAGCCCGTCATCGCGACAGCACCACGCGCGCGGCGAGCGTCGCGCCGCCCGGCTGCGTCGGATACGCGGCCTTGACGGTGTAGGCGGCGCCGGCCCATGTGATCGTGTCGCCCTCGAGCGGCAGCGTCTCGGCCTGACCGGCGTCGGGGATGAATTCGATGGTGCGCGCCGACGATTGCACGAGGCCGAGCGCGAGGTATTCGTCGACGTCGCCCGCGGAGCCAATGCCGACACCAGTGATCGTCGTGATGACCGGCGCGCCTGGCAGGCCCGTCGTCGGATCGGACGCGCCCTGCGTCCGCCGCTCGAACGTGACGTCGGTGCGCAGTTCGGCGGGAATGCTTCGAACCGCCTTCCGGATAAGCGCCGCGTAGGTCCCCATGTTACGAGCTCCGCCGCGCTTCGCCGCCGAAGCCCCACCCAACGTTCGTGAGGATGCGCACGATGAGGAGCGGGCCGAGGAGCCGTTGGACGATGCCCGGCAATCGCTGGAGCGCCCAGATCGTGCCGTTGATGGAAGCCGGCGCGAGCGGGTCCCACGTGACTGAGACGTCGCCGGCCTTAACGTTCGTGATGCCGGATTGCACCGGCTCGAGGGCGGCCCCCGTCGGGTCAGCATAGTAGACGATCGCCAGCTCGATCGTCGCCGCGACGAGCGTCGGCGGCAGGACACCGGGGAGATAGTCGCGCGGGAATTCCAACGATTGTGTGTCGGTCTCGCGCGCGCCCTTGAAGTCGACCTCGCTCTTGAGCGCTGGGCCCGAGGCGAGGGAATCGATGTCGCGCGTCGCCGTGATGAGCGCGCGGGATTTCCCGTCGTCGTCGCTCGCGGCGAACCATGCCGCCGCCGCGGCACCGATGCGCGTCTCGGCTAACGCGTCGGCGTCCGGGATCAGCGCGTAGGTATTGGCCGCCGGATCGCCGACGGTGGCAATCAAATCCATCTATGCCTCCTCGGCGACTGGTGAAATCCCCCCAAAAAACAACGGGGCGGCGACGAACCTCCGCGCCGCCCCGTCTCGCGCCCCCGCGAGTTCGCTACGGCTTGTCGGCCGCGGGCTTCTTCGCAGCCGTTCTCCCCTGGAGGATGTCGGCCAGCCGCTCCATCGGATCGACCGACGGTCCACCAACGGCACCCGGCTGCTCGCTGGGGTCCGTGTCCTTGTCCTTTTTCGGCGCGTCCTTGATCTCGACGCCATTCGCGTCGACGGCGGTGTCGCCGATGTAGTACAGGCCGCCGGGCCGGAGTGCTTCTGCCATGAGAACCTCGAGAGAGCGATCAGCGCCCGGTTAGAAGGTGAGCGTCGGCGCCGAGTAGCTGGCGTTGTTGAACTGCAGGACCGCGCCGTTCAGCCGGTTCCACACGCCGAAGCCGAACTTGTTTTCCTGATACTGCGCGCGGAGCGGGAACGTCTCGAGCTCGGCCTCGACGTGGAGACCGGCCTGCGGGTCGAGGTCGTCCGTGCGCCGCAGCAGCGGCTTGGCGGGCGAGGAGACGTCCGTCGCGAACGCGTAGTTTGCCGGCGCCCATGGCTTCGACCAGACTTCGGCGGCGTTGAAATAGCCGATGAACCGATTGTCGAGGCGCGTGATGTCCAACCGCGGCTCGGCGACCTGGTTCGCCGCCTGATTGATCTGCACGTACGGCACCTGGAGCGGCACGAAGCCCGTCAGGCCGCTCCACGCGGCGACGTCGGCCTGATTGATGTGGATCCGGAGACGTCCGCCGAACCCGTGCTCGACGACGTTGGTGATGAGCGCCTGCGCGGCCGCGACGGTGAGCGTCGCAGATCCCGTGTAGTGCGTGTGCGTCGTCCCGTCGAACACTTCGCCGTTCGGCCCGTTCGGGATGGCCGTCGAGTCGGCGTTGATGAACGCCTTGACCGCGAGCGTTGCCTTGTCGCGGAGGAAATCGACGAAGGACGTGTTCGTCGGCGTGTAGATCGCCTTCTGCATCTCATACCGCATGCGACGGAGGTTCGCGCCCTGCGCGGCCTGCTGCGAGATGGCGAAATCGGCCGGCGTCTTTTTCTTCTCCCACTCCCGCGTCCAGCCGATCGCGAACTGGTACTTGCGGAGCGGGAAGCCGATCAGGTACGAGGGAATGTCGCGCTGCGTCGGGATGCGCGAGTACTCGCTCGCTTCCTGCATGTCGCCGCCGATCGAGTTCCCGGCGACGCGCTGGCGATCGTCCGACGTGTCGCAGAGATCGGTGAGCGCCTGCTGGACCTGGAGGTTGTACTTCTCGTTGTCGGCCGCGAGCACTTGCTCGACCGTCGACAGGCCGAACTTGACCGCGGACAGATTGCGAACCGCGAGCAGTGACCCAATGTCGAAGGTGCCTGTTTTCTGTGCCATGAGTCAGGTCGCTCCGGTTAGAACTGCGCGATGACTTGGATGTCCGTCGCGGTGATCACGCGGGCCACCGCCGTCAGGCCGCCCGTCGTGGCCGCGGTGTCGAGCAGGCCCGCCGTGGCCGCGATGAAGAGCTTCGCGCCGATCGTGAGGCCGGTGCCGTAGCGCATCCGGAGGCCGAGGCCGAGCAGCGTCACCGGCTCGCCGATGTTGCGCTGTTCCGGCGTGAAGCCGAAGAACGTCGCGGGTTCCGTCGCCGCGGTGCCGTTCGACTGGTACACCTTGCCGTCCGACGCCTTGATGTAGCACGCCGCGCAGGCGGACAGCGCTTCACCGGCGTAGATGTTCCCCGTGATTTGGGGGGCGAACATCGCCGACGATGCGTCGACGCTGGCGTTCGCATCGCGAGTGACGAGAGCCATTGGCTGCTGTCCTCAGAAGAGCGTGAAAACGAAAAAGCCGGGGTGACGCAGTCGAGACCTGTCCGCGAGGGACAGCATCATCGATCCGCATCACCCCGGCATCGCGCCTGGGCCGATCAAGCGAGGGCATCGCGCCCGCGCTCGCCGTTGGTGCTATTTTCTACGCCGATTCGGCATCGCGCCTACCGGCTCACAACGCAAGAGTACGTCTGCCGCCGCGTCCTGTCAAGATGACAGCGACCGAACGCACATCAGAAATTGCTCGCGATGCGCTCGCGCCGCGAGATGTCCGTCGCCTTCGCGGCGGCCGGAACGAGTTCGATCTCGCCCTCTTCCTCCTCTTCCGCAGTCGAACCCGTCGCGCCGGACCCGCTCGCGCCAGATCCCTTGTAGAGCCACGGCTTCTCGGCCTTGAACGTCTTGCCGAGGAAGTCGTCGAGCGTCTCGGCGGTGATCTTCCCGGCCTTGTCCTTCACCGCGACCGCGCCAGCGTCGGTCAGTTCCGTGCGCGTGTCGAGCAGCAGCATGGCGTCCTCGATCCGGTCGGGCATGATGCCTTTCGCCAGCGCCAGCGTCCGGACCTTGTCGGTGCGCTTGAGTTGGTCGTTCTCCTTCCGCAGACGGTCGCGCTCGTCCTCGATCGGCTTTCGCGCCTTCGCCTCGTCGTCGCGAATCCGCTGCAGCTCCTCGTCGCTGATCCCTTTCTCGCGCGCGGCCTGCGTGCGCTTCAACTCGTCGCGCTCTTTCTCGGCGGCTTTGCGCGCCTTCTCCTCCTCTTTTCGGTCGGCGCGCTCTTTCGCGAGCGTCGATTCGAGTGTTGTCGTGTCAACCGGCTCTTCGACGGTGAACCGGCCGTCTTTCAGTTCGATCGCGGTCTCGCGTTGTGCCTCGGGGATTTCCTCTTTCTTGGCGAAGAATTTGAGCGGCATCGGCGGCATCCTGGTGGTGAGGGAAGGGAACTACGGGCGGGGCGGGAGATACGACTCGATCACGTCGGCGAGGTTGGAGATGAACCGGCCAGCGCCGTCCGGGTCCGCACCCATTCCGGCGCCGCGGAGAAATGCCGGCATCTGTCGAAGCACGTCCACGGTAACGTGAGTGAACTTCCGCGGATCATCGACCGGCAGGGCGGCGTTGGCGAGCGCGATCATTTTGGCGAGCAGCCCGCCGTTGGCCTCATGGAGTGAATTCGCGAGCGCGCGCATCGCCTCTCGATGCGCCGGGCCAAACGTAGGCAGATCGGGTTCGATTTCGCGCCACTCATCTGCGCGGAGCGCCGGGGAGACGGTTTCCCGATCGTTCATAGGCTAATTCCAGTGGTGGCGCGCGCCGGCGTGAGCCCGACGCGTTTGACGAATTGCGCGAGCGTGAGCGTCCTCGTATCCGAACTGATCGCATCGGCGAGGGACATCGATCCGTTCCGCACGGCGGACGCGCGGACGCCGAGGAGATCGTCCTGCGCGCTCCTGCTCTGGCCGTTGAGCCAACTCGCGTACGACCGGAGCGTGAGCGGCTGATCGCGCTGTTCTGTCACCGTCGCCTCGCCGCCGCGGAGGATCGGCAGCGTCGTCGAGCGGCAGTTCAGGTGCTGCGGCGGCAGGACGCGGTTCGGGTCGTCGTAGCGGTAGACGTTCCCGTCCAACTCGCGGCAAATCTCCGACGTCCGGTTGTCGAGCACGGCGACGTAGCGGTACGAGTTGCTCACGCCCGGCGGCAACGACTGATAGCTCTCGAACGCCGCGGCGTTGTGGACGGCGGTCGTCGCGGTGCGCGTGATGATCCGCGCCTCGTTGACCGCGCGCCGCGAGAGCACGGGCTCCAGCGTTCGCGTGTCGGCGACAATCCGGCGGGAGATCTCCGCCATCCCTTTGCCTTCGACGAGGCCGTTCTGGATGATCCGCCGCACGTTGAGCGACATCGAGTTGGCTTGCGCCGTGAACCAGTCTCCGAGCGTCAGACCTTGGATCGGCAGTTCGGCGATCGCGCGAAGGGTCGTCTTCGGCAGGAACGCGCCGAACCGGACGCTGAGCGCGTCGGGCACGCCGGACATCACCTCCTCGCGGGCGATGAGTTGCTCGGCGTCGGAATACTTCGCCAGCTCGCGCGTTGCGATGTTGGAGACGTCGCCGTACATCGAGCGCATCTGTCGGTCGAGATCGCGGAACAGGTCCAACTTCCGCGCCTGCTCGAACTGGCTGAGCGACCGGAACGAGGGCGAGAGGATCGTGTCGACGACCTTCCTGAATTCGCGCTCAATCAGCGCGCGCACTTCGGACGCGAGCCAGCGTTCGTACTTGGCGCGCTCGATTAGGAGTTGCAACTGGACGCCGCGCGCGTCGCCGGCGAAGTCGATCGCCATCTACGCCGCCGCCCCCGTATCCGTCGTCGCTGCGGCGGGTGGTAGTGTGGTCTCCTTCAGAATCCGCGCGAGCTCCGCCTCGCGATCGAACCCGTCGTCCAGCACCTGGCCGCGCTCGAGCAGTGCGAGCAGCGTCTCGATCGACAACTTCCCGTTCGCCGCCAACGTGCCGAGCGCCGAGATCGTCGCGGGGCTCATCACGGCGCGCTCAAAGTCGGTGTTGACCGTGATCGATCCCTCCTCCAGGTCGGGTAGCCCCATGAACGCGACGGTATGGCCGGCGGCCGCCTCAAGGCAGTCCTGCAGGTTCGACGCGAACGTGGCGAGCGACGCGTTCTGCGCGGCGGCGTCGATGCGCTTGGCCTCGGCCGTTTCGTTCGGCCGCGCCTGTTCCGGAGCCAAGAAAGACAGCCCGGACGTGCCCATGTCGAGCTTGACGTCCTCGAGCGACTTCATGGCTGGATCGAGCACCGCCGTGTCGGGCGTGAGCCACTTCACGTCGCCCTCGATCGGTACGTCGATGACCTGCCGCGGGCCGAGGAGTACCGGCGCCGGATCGGGGTCGCCGTTGTCGTCGACCGGCGCGACGTAGCCCTTCCGCACGACGGTCGGCACCATCGCCAACCGTTCGAGATTCCGAATGTCCGTCTTGATCTGGTGGTGCTCGATGTTCAGGTCCGCCAAGTCCAGCAACGCTGGCCGGGTTTCGACGAGCGTCAACTCATCGCCGGCGACGCACTTTTCGAACGGGATCTCCGTGACGTTCAGCATCGCAGTCGGCTTCTGCGTCTGCGTCGGCGTGCCGCCGCCAGGGGCAGAGGTCCACAATTCGCACATGACGCGGCCCTGCGTGCGCTCGTACACGCGATACCGCGCGCGCGCGCGAATGCCGAACCGATTGTACGACTCCTCGACGATCTCGCGCAGCACGAGGAGGACGAGCGTTTGCTGGCCGTTAATCGCCTCGAATAGTTCCAGGAAAATGTCTTGCGCGCGAAACTTGACCCAATACGGGCGCAGGCCGAGCGCCTTCTCCTGTGAGGCATCCACGCTCGAGGCGTTCGGCACGCGCTGGTAGTCGACCAGCAGTCCCGCGTGGCCGTCGACCATCGCGTCGGTCGCCAGTTTCTTCGTGAAGACGGCACCGTGCGTGCCCTTGCCGTCCACGTTCTCCCAGAAGTCGACGAAGTCGGTCGGCATGTCCTGGCCGAGTTCTGGGCGCTTCTGCAGCAACATCCCGACGCACGCCTTGACGGTGCGCGCGAAGAAGTTGGTCAGCGCGCAGAGGGAGATCCGCGCCGCGAGCTGGTCGTCGGTCTCGCCATCGAACCGCGGGTTGTATAACTCGCCCCCCGCGCGAATCCCGTCCGAGCCGCCCATCAGCGCGCGACAGCGGAGCCAGCGTGGCTTCATGCGGAGGTACGCCGGGCTCGGATGGTCCGGCGTTGCGCCGGCGCTCGACTCGACGAGCTGCGCGGCCGAGGAGTCGGCCGTATCCGCCGTGCCGTTCTCGTTCATGTTGCTGCCGATCACGTCGAGGAGCGTCGTCATCGCATCACGTCCGGTAGGTGGTGGTGCCCCAGCGGGCGGGTTCGGTGAGCACGTTGAATTCCTGCCACAGCAAGTAGTCCATCGCGTCGCAGATGTGGAAATACGCCCCGCCGCCGCGCTTCGTATCGCGGAGGCTCGTGCCCTCTTTGTACGTCAGGTTCGCGAGGCCCGTGATGAGCGCCGTGGCGGCGGTCGGGTGAATCCGCACGCGTCGGCGGCCCGTCTTTGGGTCGAAGTACATCGCCTGCGCGTTGTTGATCCGGTCCACGACGGGCGGGTGCGTGCTCGGCGCGCGCACCTCGAACCGATGGCGCTGGAGGATCGTAAAGTCCGTCTGCCCGACCGGCGCGTTCGTGTGCCGCTGATTCCCTGCGGGGTCGGGGCAGAAGATGACGCGGCGATTCGGGTATCGGCGTTTGATCTCGGCCGCGACCTCTTCGGTGTTCGACGTCGGGATCTCGAGCGCGTCGATCACGTGGCATTCGTCGACGACCTTCACCGCGATCACCGACGCCATCGGGTTGACGTTGAAGTCCTGGCCGACGTACAGGTCGCCGCCGTGGTCCGTCACTTTCTCGTCGAGATTGCCGGCGGGCGCGAGTCGGTTCACGAACGACGAGTAGACGCGACCCTGGCCGCCGAGGAAATAGCCGCCGTCCCAGATGTGCGCCGCGGAGTCGGGGTCCGCCGCCTCGAGCCGCGCCGCCTCAGCGCGCATTACGTCGGGGCAGAACGGATTCTCGCGGTACGTGGCGTGCCGGTGAATGGCGCCCGCTGGCTTGGATGCAAAGAACGCGTCAACGGGGTCGGTCGCGAGTTCGGGGTTCCAACTAAACCAGATCTCCGACTGCGGCGCGCGGATCGTCGGGAGTAGGAGGTCGAACGACTTCTTGCTGATCGTGTGGGCCTCCTCGACCCACGCCCGGCCGAATCCCTCGAGCGACTTGATCGACTCCGCGGTGTGATCCTGCATGCCCTCGAAAATCATGATGCCGTCGTGGCCGGCGCGGCGGATCTTGGTCGAGAGGATGTCGAAGAGATGGCCGACACCGAAGGCGCGGATCTTCGCCTCGACGAGCGACTTGACCGAGAACTCGAGCGACTGCTGGATCTCGCGGATGCACACGAAGCGCAGGGCGGGGTTGAGCACCATCGCCTCGACGGCTTCCTCGGCGAAGAAATGGCTTTTACCGCTAGCCCTTCCGCCTGACGCGCCCTTGTAGCGCGCTGGCTGCTGGAGGTCGACGGCCCACGGCGGCACGCGGCGCGCGAGCGCGGGCGTCTCGGCACTCCGCTCTACCGTGGCGCGCGTCTCGGCCTCGAGGCGCTCCAGTTCCGCGGCGCGCTCCCGCTCACGGCGGCGACGTCGGGTTTCGTCCTCTAGCGCGAGGGCGCGCTTGTATTCGAGAACGCTCATGAGGCCCCGGGGATCGCTGCATGATCGGCCCTTGTTTGAACGTCGAACGCGTAGGTTTTGCGGACGACTGCGACGGACGGATTTCCGGCCTCATGCTCGGCGCGCCAGAAAGTTCCGGAATAGCGGCCGAAGAGAGGACGGTCTTCCGAGTACCGCGCGAAGTGCCCGCGCACCAAGTGAAGCGGACGCTCCATGGTCGGCATCGCCGAGCGCTGCTCGCGCTCATCATCCTTGCCGAATGGGCGAAGCCGAAGCGTGTGATAGACAGTCGGCCCGCGCAGGCCGTCTTTCTGTGCACGCCGACGCATAGCGCGTGGGAATTGGACTTCTCGAAGCCCGATATTGCCGACATGGAACATCGCGAGACCGCAAGCGATGACCTCGGAAGTAAACCCATCCGGCCCAAGCAGATCGTTCGAGTCGCGGGAAAAAGTGATCCTCTTATTCACGCAACCTCTCTCGTCAAGCCCGAGGCCGCCGACGGTTATAGGCATGAGATCCACGCCAAGCTCGAACATCACGACTTCAGCCTCCGACTTGCGCTCTACGAAAGCGACTATGAGTCTGCGGCGCGGATCGGCGACGGGAAGCGGCACGTTTGTACAATCTGTCACAATTCCGACGACGCAGACCTTGAACGGCGGTCGGGCTGGCGTTTCCTTCAGCAGAACGTCCAGTTCCGGCCCGTTCGCGTCGTCATGCCATTGGCCGACACTCGACATGTCGACACAGGTCAGGGCGCCATCGTCGGGAGTGCTCGCCTGAAGCGCGGCGAACATTTCGAGCATGCGCCTCCGTGCCGAGTCAGGTTCCCGGCAAACGATCATAGGCTGCGACCGATCAGAACGGTATGGAGATCTCATTCCAGATGTCGCCTCATAACTGGCCGCTCATCGCACGAGGCCCATGCGGCGCTTCTCGCGCTCCATCTCGCGGTCGGTCAGCTTCGGAATCTCGTCGACCGGGATCTGTCGCGGGTCGGTCTCGCGCCATCCGCCTTGGCATTTCAGGAAGAAGATCGCGGCCGTGATGTTGCCGCTGAGTGCCTGGAAGACGAGCGAACGGGCGACGGCGGCGACCGTCTCGTTTTTGCCCCTTTTATAGGCCGCCACTGCTCGCGTGTCCTCTTGTAGTCGCCGCTGCAACGTGCGCGTCGGCACCTCGAGCACGCTGGCGATTTGCTCCTGCGTGAGGTAGCGCGCCAGACGCTCGATCTGTCGAAGCTCTTTGTCAGAGAGGTCGATGCGTTTCGGCATGATTCTCTAATCTACTCTCGGAATCATCGTTCGCCCCGTGATATGCGCTCTCGCTGCCACGCCCAATAGCAGACATCCATCGCGACTTTGGCCACGCCGGATGCAAACGCGGACAGCATGAGCCAGTGCAGACCGCGCCACGGATGCTCGCGTTTCGTCATCGCTTCCACTCCTCGCCGTCGTTCTCCATCTCCGTCAGCCGCTCCAGTGCGCGCGTGAGCCACGCGTCGAAATCCACGGCGAGTCCGATCCCGAGGCGCGTGCGAATGGACTCGACCATCGTCACGGCTTCGTGGGTCAGCTCGACCGGCCGATCGGCGCGAAAGGTCGAGACGAACGGGCAGGTCATCTTCGGCGGCGCGTGGTGCGACCAGAGCCGGCCGCAGCGGTCGCAGACGGGATCGTTCATCGCACGGGAAGAAAACGACCTGACTCATCCCGCTTTTTCTTAGCTGACCAGCCGTCGCCGGCCGCGTCATGCTCAGCGGCGTGGCAATCTCGGCAGAGAACCTCAATGTTCGCCGGATCGTTGTTGTACGGGTCGCGATCTCTGTGGTGACGATCATGCGCGCGTGGACCAGGCGGGAGTCCGCACCGCTCGCAGCGACCTCGCTCCTTCGTGACTCGTCCCGCACGGCCGCGCGCTGCTTGTGGACTGGCCGCGTCGCCATGCGAGTGTTCGCGAGACATTAGTTCGGACGTACAGGATCGCCTCCCGCAAGTCTTCGCCGCCTTCACGCCGCCGCGAACCCTGAAGCGGTCGCCGCAGATCGGACACGACGCCCACGTCCCGCCATAGGCGTACGGCGACGAAACGCCCGCTTTTTCTAATGCAGCCAGCCAACTACCGAATCGCGCCGTGATCGCGGGGGCGCTGATCGCTGGTCGCGCAGCCGTATACAGCGGGCGGCTCAGAGGCTCGCCAGCGGCCACGCGGCGCAATTCCGCCAGCATCTCGTCGTCGGAGTAGCGCGCGGTCACTTGATCAACACTCCTTGCTCGTTGAGGTAGGCACCGAGCACCGCATCCGTCCCGACCACGTATGTCCAGTCGACCGATTCGACGAGCGCCTGAAAGTCGCGCTGGTGCGGCGACTGTTTGCCAGTGGATGTCTTGGCTTCCCAGAATACAGCTAGGCGGCGTTTTGCGTTGATGTATAATCTATCGCTAATCCCGGCGGTCTGTTTCGTCGCGCGTGGCTGCGAGAACGAGATCACTCGGAATCCGTGCGCGAGCATCAGCTTGTCGCCCGCGTGCTCGACGTCCTTCTCCCGACGCGCCTCGACCTTCACGGCCGCAGCGTCCTGCTCCGCGGCGACCTCGGGCCACTGCTCGCGGGCGAACTTCTGGATCTTCTCCTCGGGGATCTGCCGCTCGCGCATGGCGCGCACCGTGGCCTCGTAGCCGAGCTGGTTCATGCGGCCGCCGCAGGTATGAGGAGGATCCACCACGCCACGTCGCCGCGGAGACCGTCACGCGACGGATGCGGATCGAACACGATCTCGCCATCGAGTGCGACGACGGCGTGCTGTTCGTCTTGCCGCGGCGATGTTCCGCACGCCACGTGATAGCCCTTCGGTGCGATTGGCGGAAACAGCTTCGAGTTCTGGTCGTAGATGACCGGCACGAGGCGGTGCGGCGCCAAGGCGTCGCGCAGAACGCCGAACCAATCGAGGCCACGCTGCTCGTGGTCGTACACGTCGGGCAGCGAATCGATCGGGCACTCGACGATCGACGCGATGGCGGCCATGAGACAATTCGCGCGCGGGTTCCCGACGCCGACGTGCGTCTGAGTGACCGGCTTCATCGCGCACCGCCGTACTCGATGACCCACGCCGGCACGGTGCGCCGGTAGTCGTCGATCGACCGCAAGACGCGCTTCCCTTGGCGCTCGGCTCGTTCGCGCTCCTGCTGGTAGAGCGTGATCGCCGCTTGGCGCTTGGGGTTCTCGAGGGCCGCGCGACGAGCGTTGTCGGCCCGCTGCGCACGTTCGTCGGCTTCGCGCTGGCGCTCGATGCGCTCTTTCGCGAGCACGGTGGATTGGCTCGGCATCACATCCTCCGGAGTCGGCGGCCAGCAATGCGCCGCATGCGTAGGCGCCACACGAAGGCGCGGAAGCGGGCGAGGAGTCGCGTCACGGCTCAGGCTTTCGGCGCCGGCGTGAAGTCGACGTAATACTCGTCGCCAACGGTGAACTTGCCGTGGAGATTCGGGTTGGTGATCACGAGCGACAGGCTGCCGCTCGGCGTCCAGCGCGAGTAGCTGTTGTTCTCGCTCTCGCCGTTCGGCCCGAACGTCTCGCCGCTCACGACCGGCGCCATGTGCAATTGCTCAGCGCCCTCGTACGGCTTGGTCACTTCACGCACGCTCATCTTCGCTCGCATCATCGGTCGATTCCTCAGGTGTTGGGATTTGTGTTTGCAACGGCATTCGTACAGGTGGAAACAGTACTCGTGCACGTCGACGAATTCGCTCGATGGCGGCAGGTCCATCGTCATCCGCAGTTCGTCGCCGAGTAGCGTGTACCGCGCCGATTTGATCTCATCCCACGACGGGTCGCGCCACGGATGCGAGATCGAGAGATGCCAGCCCGTCGCCGGCTCGTGGCTCACCAGCACCTTGCACAGCGTGCGTGTCGAGACGTAGAGCCGCGTTCGGCCCGCGACGAGTTGCTTCACGTCGGGCGGAAGCGACGCCTCGCGCCACTCGATCAGTGAGGCCCTGCCGGGTTGCGTCGCTGCGCGGCTCATGCGCTGAACGCCTCGGGTGAATGGGGAACGTCAGGGAACGACGGTTCGCGAATCGTGACGAGCCCGCACGCGACGAGCGGCTCGAGATGCTGCGCCACGTCCGCCGACGCACGCTCGACCGTCAGCGTGCCGTGCGAACTCGGGTCGCGTCGGTTGCGACGGATCTCGCGGAGCTGCGTGCTGATCCGCGCCAAGACGCCGAGGCCGTGCTTCTCGACCACGACCACATCGGCCAGGTCGAGCACGACGTCCGTCACGCCGCCCGCGAGCTGGTCCGAGATCAGGATCCCGAGCCGGAGCATGGTCTGCGTGTCGATCGCCGCGATCCAGATCCACGAGTCCATCCGGCCATCGGCACGCATCGCGGTCTTGATCGCACGGACGCCGCATGCGCTTGAGTCGGCGAAGAAGCTCGACGCGAAGCGGCGCTCGGCGGGCGTGGGGTTGGGGGCGCGCATCAGAATTGCCTCCCGACGTCTCGGGATTGTGTCGAGTAGCGATCGGCTTCGCGCATCTCCTGCACGCGCTGGTGGCGCACGAAGAGCTTCGCCACTTGGCCAGCGACCGGGCCCTCGAGTCGATGCTTGAGCACCATGACCGCCATCGTGTTCGGCTCGACGACCGTGTCGCGGAGCGCGAGGCCCTGGCGCACGAGCTTGAGCTGCTTGTCGCTGACGCTCGGCTTGAGCGGGCGATAGACGCCGAGGACAGTGTCGGACTCCTCCTCTTTCGTTCCGCCGCCGCGGAGCGCGTGCAGCGAGGGCGGCATGAACTGCTCGGCGGCATCCGCGGGGCGACCCATCTGCGAGGCGACGAGCATCACGATGTGATTCTGCACGGCGAGTTCTTTCGCGAGCCGCACGGTCTCGCTCATCTCGTGGAACGAGTTCTTCCCGTCGCCGTGCGCGATGCGATCGACGTGGTCGACGACGACGAACTGGCACCCGAGGTCGACGCCCCAATCGGTCCAGCGCTTGAGGCCCGCGGCGTTGATCCGGCGCGTCGTGGCGAAATGCGCGCGCTCACGGACCCACGGGTCTCTCTGCCACGCGATATGCCGCTGCACCTTGCCCATCGCGTCGTGCCAGACCGGCGTGCCACGAATGTCGCCGGCGGCGAGCACGACCTTCGGCGGCACGTCCATCGCCATGCACGCCCACTTGACGCGGAGCACCTCGGGGCCCTGCTCGAGCCCGATGTACAGCCCGCGAAGGTTTGAGCGAATCAGCGAGTCGAAGAGGTTCTGCAGGAAGAGCGACTTCCCGCCGCCAGTGCGCGCCGCGACGAGGATGAGGTCGCCGGGGCACATCGGCCCGGCCAGCGACGCAAGGTCGCGCCACGGGTACTTCGGGTACGACGTCGAGTCCTCGTGAATCCGCGCCGTCGCGGCCGAGAGCTGCTCCTCGACAAGCATGTCGGCGTCGGGCATCTCGGCGCGCGCCCGGCGCTCTCGCTCGTCGTCGAGACTGAGCACCGGCCCGGTGCGGTCGTAGTGGTTCAGCGGTGCGGTCATTCGGACCTCATCGCGGCGAGGCCGCGTTCGTTCAGGAACCCGTGCTCGTCGACGAGGGGATGCTGAATCCACTCGCCGAAGGTCTGCGCAAAGCGCGCGAGCGAGACGAACCGCGGCTCGGTGCGGTCGAGGTAGACCTCGAGATGCTCGCCGAGTTCGGAGTCTGTGTGACCGGCCTTGCGCAGCGGCGCCAGTGCTTTGGCGGCTTGACCAGCGACCCCGGCGAACGATCCGGGGCCGTACTTCGACTCCCACGCGGCGCACGTCGGTGTGAGCCAGGACTCGCGCGGCGGGGCATGCTCCGCGGGCTGGTCAATCGCCCCGGCCGAATCCTCGCCGCGCGGTTTGCGGCGAGAAGACGGTCGTTGGTCGTTGGTAGTAGGTCGTAGGTCCAAGGTCGGAGCGCGAGACTTCTGCGAGACTCCCGCGACACTCTCTATAGAATTGCGCGAGTCTCCCGCTGGCGTCTCGCTACCATTCCGCGAACCCGTCGATGATGGGCCTGGAAGAACGTACTTCGAAGGCTTGTCTACCTTCTGATGCCGCAACCAGTTAGCGACCTGAATGATCTTCTGCCCGCTGTCGGAAACGTACCGGATGACCCTGCCGTGTCTCGCGAGAATCTCCAGAGAGTCGCGCGCGGTTTCGCTGGATTCTGGGAAAATGAAGCCGTCGATCGTCTTCACGTTGTCGACGAGGCGACCCGCGTCGTCAGCCATGCTGATCAAGCCGAGGAACACCAATCGGTCGATCGAGGCGAGGGGGGCGAGCTTCTCGTCGCCCCAGAATTCCGGCTTGATCGTGCGGATGCGCGTCATGGGCGGCGCCTCGTTGCGCGCGCGAGAATCCGACGCCGCCTTGCCTCGTCCTCGGACGACGACGGCGGGGTCGTGGGGTGGGAGATTCGGGCGAGCACACGGCCGAGAATGGTCGCGATGTGCTCGAGCTGGCGCGGGTAGCTACCGCGGGACGGGAGGAGATTCGGCCGGTCGATCAGCACGGCGCCGCCATACAGCCAGTCGGTATCCGACGTCGGGAGTTATCCGTCCTAAATCGCGGACTGAACCGGACACGACTCGCGCGATGCTGCGCCGATGACGGCGCGACACCAACATGCCGCCACCGAGGTGTCATCACGTAAGTGCATATAAGATGTAGCGATGCAACTCTCGCGACACCTGAATTAGAGAACACTGTCGCAACTCGGCTCATGCTGCCGCCCCTTTTCGAGCGTAGACGTCCTCACAGTTCGGGCAGCGGCCGAGAGACCTGACAAGGCCCTCGGTCAGCGCGACGCGACGGATGGCCGGCGGCACAATCTCGCCACAGAGCGTCAGCGATGCGCCCTGTAGCGGCTCGCCCACGCGATGGACGACCGAGAGGCCATCGGTCCGCCGGTAGTGGCAGTTTACCCACGCCACGAGGCGACCAGCCGCCAGCGGGACGGCATCCTCGCGCCGCAGCTCGGCCTGGACCTGTTTCCGCGCCGCCGCCTCGATGCCGCGCCACACCTCGACTTGCTCGCTCGTGGCTGGCATCAGTCGAGGCCCTCGGGGAACAGCACATCCGTCGCGACGACCGACCCGTCGCCGGGATACGCGAAGGCGCCGAGCGATCGAAGGTGTCCGACCATGTTGTTGAAATGCCCGTTCTCCGTGTAGCCGGTTTCGGCGGCAAGGTCGGCCCGGCTGATGGGGTTGCCGAGCCCTCGGTCGATCACGACGCGGAGCAGCTTGCCCTCCGACGCGGAGACCTTCGAGAGCCACAGGGCGTGCAGATCATCAAGCGAGCTGACCGCGTTCCGGCTCGCGTCGGCGATTGCTCGGCCTTCGTCGGTGAGCTCGATCGTGCCGTCGCCCGGGTAGTTGAGGTAACCGCTCGTGCGCAGCGTGCCGACCATGTTGTTGAAGTGGCCATTCTCGGTGTAGCCGGCCATGAACGCAGCGTTGACCCGCTTCACGGGCGAGATGCCGAGCGTCTCGAACAGCGCCAGGCCGTCGAGAATCCGCTGCATCGCCTTCGACACGCCTTCCGCCTGCACTGCCGCCGCGCGCGAGACTGCACGCGGTGTAACCCTCGCCGGCGACAGAAGGGGCGTTTTGTTCGATGTGACAGATTCTGTTCGCGGGATGTGGCCGTTGCCGTTCGGCGCCGCGATCGCTTCGAGATTGATCCCCTCGAGCGCGGCGAGGGACTCGACGAGCGGCTTCGCGGCGCGCGCGACACCGGCGACCGCGCGCCGTATGTGTGCGAGGCGAGGGTTGACGTCGACGAGGATCGCGGAGGCCGCGGCCTCCGCCGCTCGCTTGATCGCCCGCTCGTCGACAACCGTCTTCTCGACGACGCGCGCGGTCTGTTGCGCCTTCGTCAACTGCGTGCGCAGCGTCGCGATCTCTTTGCGTAGCTCCTTCGGGTCGTCCGCCTTCGCCTTCTCGATCGCCGTCGCCATGTTCGCGCGGAGCTGCTCGAGATCGATCGGCGACAACTCGCGCACGGGCGACGCCTGAGCGCCGAGTTTCGGCGTGCTCGACGCGTCGAAGGTCCACTTCGGTCCGATGCTGATGATCTTGCTGACCTTGAGCCACGCCGGCGACCACGCGTGCGGATGGCCGCGTTCGAGCTTCGGCAGCTCCGCTTCGATGTCCTCGCCGTCAATCCCCTTGTCACCGATCCACGCCTCGACCGCTTTCCGTTCGTGCACGCCGGTGAGCTGGAAGACGAAGAGCAGCTCGGCCAGGTTGAGGACCTTTTTGTTCACCTCTTGCGGGCGCTGCGAGATCATCGAAATGCCGATCCCGAAGTTGCGCCCGAGCTTGGCGAGGCGCGTGAACGCGTGGAGCATCAACGGCTCGTCCTTCCCGGGGTTCTGCGGGACAAACTCCTGGCAGTTCCCGGTAACGAACACCGTTCCATTGCGTCGCGCGACGAACGCTCCGGATGGAACCGTAACACAGTAGACGTTCCCGCTATACGCCACGGAGGTGCGGCGATTCCGAACCCAATGGTCGCGAGTCTCCGATATCATCACGACCCACTGCCCATTCTGCGGAACGAGCTTCTTGACGGTCCGGACGCCGAGCCTGGTCGCGATCTCCTGAAAATCGTCGGCGAGTCCCTCGCTCAGGCCGGCGTAGAACCGAGACCAGCGCCCCGCCTTCGCAGTGCCATCGCCCTCAAGGAGGCCGAGGTACAGCACCTCGAGCTGGCGGCGCGTGCAGTCCCGTAGAAGCTGACGTGGAATGCGATGAATCTCGTCGCCGAGAAGTGCGCGAAGTGCACGGGAGAGTCTCGCTCCGAGGTAAAACTGCGAAGATTCCACTCCCCGTACAGGTCCCTGAGGAGCCGACGTGACGCGCGCCGCTCGCGCGTAGTCCCCGACGCAACCGAGGCGCGCAAGAACGGTCCGCATCGTCTCCACGACCGGTTGGCCCATCTTCACCGTCGACGACGATTGCTGGATACCGATATACCCGCGGGTCCGGTCGTTGAAATAGCCATCGGTGATCACCCAGCCAATCGTACGAAGGAGATCGTCGGGAACGTCAACGCCTTCGCCGTACGGCGCTTCGCCGCTCGGAATCTGAAAGTCGCGAGGGAGCTTTGACGCTTCGCAGAAAGTCCACGGATAGAGCTTGTATCGTTTCGGGTCGTGCTGAAACCTCCGCATCACGGCGCGATGACCAGGCGTCGCGAGGCAATCGATGGAGGTTGTTTTCAGGTGAACGAGATCGCCTTTGAACGGCTTCTCGATTACGCGCGAGATAGCCTCGTTCGCGTACCGTCCAGACGTCGGATCGTACGCAACGACCTGTTGGCCGGCGGAGAGAAGATCAATGCGCTGCCAGCCGCCCGGGGTGAGAATCTCTGTGTCGGGAGTCAGGCACTCCTCGAGGAAGACGTGCACCGCGGACGGCGCGGACTTCTTGCGGAAGTAGAACCGCTCACAGAACGCCCGGGCGAACCGTGACTTGTCGGCGTCGGACTCGAACTGGGAGACGTCGATCACGCCTGAGATGCCCCGGTCCACGATCGTGTCGGCGACGAGCTTCCCCGCCGTCGGCTCGAGCGGGACGTCGCCCTGGAGCCCGCCGAAGACCGGAATCGGAATGCCGGCGTCCTTGCCGTCCGCGGCAAGGCGAAGCGCCCACCAGTTGCCGACGGGGTCCAGCACGACGAATTGCGCGCGCGCGCGGTGGAATTCTTCGGCGAGTTTCTGCGCGGCGTACGACTTCCCCGAGCCGCGGCGGCCGAGGAAACCGATCGCCTCGGTCACGGCCTCGGTCGGGAGCGACAAGTCCGGGGAGATCGTCAGCCGGCTCACGGGGTCTCCGGAGACGAGACAGCACGCAACTCGCTGTCGGATATGGGAGTTAACTCGGACGGCAGCACGGGCGATTGCCGGCCGTCGCCCCATTGCACCCAGAGCGACGAATTGATGCCGTAGTCGGTGATAACGCATTCCTCGCCGTCGCACGTCGGCCGCGAAAGTGGCGGGTAGTGCATGTTGCGCGTGAACACGCATCGCATGCCGACGGCGAGTGCTGGCGCTGAGTGCTCAGCCATCGGTCTGGGTCTCCGGGGACGCAGCCAGAGGACGTAACTCGCGGGCGTCGGCGCCGATCTGCATGCCGTCAGCGAACTGGATAAGAAGCCAGCCGTCGTCATCGACGCGAGCGATCGTGCAGATCCCGCCCGATCTTGATGTCCAGTCGCTTCGGCTGTGGAACACGGCTCGGTCTCCTATCTGGAACGAGACCCGAGCGGACGAGTTTTCGCTCATGCAACCTCCGCCAGCAGTTCGAGTTGACCGAACGGCGCTATGGCAGGAGGCATGTCGGCGGGGGCGAGTTGCCACGCCCACAGGCCGCCTTTCGTGTAGCCGACGTGTCGAAATCCGGCGCGCAAATAGCAGTAGCCGAAGATCATGGCCCCGCGACGCTTCACACCCGGCACTTCGCGCGAATCGACGAAACTCACCATGCCGAGCGGCGGCGGTTCACCGAAGATGCCGCGTGTTCGCGCCACAGCTTCCAGAATCAAATCGCTCGCGACCTCGGATGACTCGTTGCGAAAGAGAGAGTTGACCCACGCCCCTGGCCATGCATGACGGACGTACTGAGCGAAGGGCCAGCTTGTCACCCATAGGGCGTCCGCGTCGCGCGTGAGCATCACAGCGCAGCGACCGGGCGGAACGAACTGCGGCGAGCCAATCTTGCGCCGGTTGTAGTGGCGATCTGCGAGCGGCAGAGCTCTCGCGTCAACGCGATGCGACGGGAACCAGCGCTCACTCATGGTCTGGGGCTCCCGTAGAAGGCGCGGCGGCGGCGAGACGCTTGGCAGATGTACGCGGCCTCGGCGGCAAAACGCAGCGCGGCGGCGGTAATGGCGGCGTGCTCTGCCTGCTCGTAGCGGCCATCGGGGTCGCTAAGCTCCTCGTCAAGCCACATCAGGACGTGCTCCTCGACCATCTCGGCAATGTTCTTCGCCGATGGTAGTTCCATCGCCGCGAACGCATGCACCGTCACAGTCTCGGGCAGGTCGCCTTCGTACGCGTCGCCCCAATTCTCGACGGCTTCATCGATCGACGTTGCCACCAACTGCTCACGATCAGGCGAACAGTCATAGAACAGAATCGGTCGCGGCGTCCCGGCGTCTCCTGAATGGGGGCGGTCGCTCATCGGGCCGCCTCGTATTGCTTGATAAAATCCGCGACCACTCGCACGCGCGACGGGTCGAGCCGCTTGAAGAACTCGATGGCACCGAGACCAGAGCGCGCGTATTCCTCGTGCCAGACCCACATCGCCACGACCTCCGGGCGCGTCAGTTTACCCATTGGGGTCGGTCTCCGAACCTGCCGGGGCGACGGCGGGGCCATAGTCAGCGATGTAGCGCGGGTCCGCCCACATGCAGGCATCGCAGATGAATACTTCCCATTCACGATTCGCGTATTTCTCCCACGCGCTGGCGACGTAATAGCCAGCCGTCATGGAGCCAGAGGGCGGCACAAAATCGCGAATCGGGCGACGACAACGCGAGCAGCGGCCGTAGTGAGCGTCAACCCGAGCACGAACCCACGCAGGAAGCTGACTGCTAGCCGCCTCGTCGATGATTCGCAGGAGCGCGCTAGCATCTTGATACGCGGGGGTCCTGGCGGGAGGGATCGGTCCGGCTGGCGTTTCGAGCACCGTCATACGAGATATGACAGACTTCGGATGAGCGCGCCGATTTGGGCACGCGCTATAGTTCCACGAGTCGGTCCACCGGTAACCGCAGACCCGACACTGAAAGTCGCTCATGCGTTCTCCTCTCCTGCGGGTCGGATTGGCTCCGGGGAAGCGCCCAACAACGCTTTTCGCAAGTCGGCGCGGGCTTCCATCTCCATCGCATGCACGGCGAATAGGTGGTCACGTTGCGCGCTCGACATCTCGGGAAGGCGCGTCAGTTCGCCCACCTTGTCGATGCACGCCGCGTATCTGCTGAGCATCTTGTCTGCCTCCTGCGCGGTCGGTCTCTCTGCTCTCGCGGTGGCGAGGTCGGAGCGCAACTGTTCGATGTCCGCGAGACGAAATCTTCCCGGATACTTCGCGAACTCCTCGTCCGTCCACATCTCATGATTGGTGCGTAGAATTGCGTCGATGCGATCCAGCGCCGTCTCGCCGTCTGGTGTAGGGACGCGCCGCACGCTCGCGACGTGCCATCCCTGGACGATGCCGTCGCGGTCGAAGCGAATGTCCAGTCCTTCGGGCGAGTGAACGTCAATCACGGTTCCTTCACCTTCACCGTCTACCTGTACGCGGTCGCCAACGCGGTAGCTCATGGCTTCTCTCCCAAGAGCGCAGCGCGACGTAACCGCTCGATTTCAGCGACGATCAACGCGCCAGCTTTCACCAGTTCGCGAATGCGATCGTCAGGCGTTGGCTTCCAGAACTTCGCGTCCCACGGCCATCCGAATGGGACGCCCGCGTGTGTCCTGTCTGGCCGGAATGCTTTGGGTGTCGCGTACATGGCTGCCGCGCGTGCCAACTCGCCGTAGTCATGCGCGTCGTCGTGCTCCTGTGACCATCCTTCCGCCGACACCTGCCGATCGCGTTCTGCCGTGATGAGGACCAGCGCGTCGGCCTGACTCAGTGTCGGTCTCTCAGACGAGAGCGCGCGAAGTCGTTCGTGGGAATCGCAGAGTTGTATGCAGACGCCGTAGAACCAACCCTTGCGCTTCTCTGGCGCGTGGATTCGTGCGTACTCGCGAACTTCCGCGATCATCTCAGCCGAGAGCGTGTCGGGGGACGAGACTGGAGACGTCATCCCCATGTGCGGTGCACCTCCTCGACGTGCTCTAGACCGTCGTAATAGTGGATGCTCCACTCGACGCCATCCGGGACTTCGACGACCGCTAACTTCGCCGCCCAACTGCTCGCCGCGGCGCCCAACTCCTCGACGACAGCCACGAGGCGCGGGCAGGCGCGGGATTCGTCGCGGCTGTGCTCATCGATGACGATCTTGCCATCCACGACGTTGATGCTCAATAGCCAACTATCGCGCTCTTGGTCCTCTGCAAAGCGCTGTTCCCAATCGGGCCGCGCGTCGTAGTACTCCTTCGGCTCCATCAGCTTGATATGGCCGCAACCGATCAACCGCCGCTCGGCCTCGTTGCTCAGGCCAAATCCGCCGAAACATTTGTTGATGACGACTTTCGTGCCCATTTCACTCAGGCTCAGTAGAGGGGAGGCCGACAGACTCGCCAGCGAGAACGTGCTTGACTCGTTGCCACTGTGATTCGACCTGGGCGGCGGCTTGAAACGCGATGCGGCGGAGCGTGGCGCTGTGAAACGGCGGCTCGTACTTG